TCCAACTAATGTTTCAGAATTATTCCAATATTCCAAACAAAAAGAATAATAAGAATAAATTAAATAAATGAAGAAAGTGCTTGACACCCATTTGGCGATAAGTGTATAATGCCTTTCTTCCCTAAGTGGTCAGAATCAAATCCCACTAATGTTTCAGACTAAAGCCGAAGGCCAATGCGAGTACAAACCCGCTTGGCACTTCGAAGAAACCCGCCTGGAACTATAGTGTTTTCCAATCTGAGTCAAACAGCTCTTTCGGTCGTGTATAGATAGTAGAAGAGTCAATACTTAAGAAAGTGTGGTCCCCGTACTTCTTCACTTCTTGGTAAGCAAACCCATCCACCCAACTTCCGCAGCGAGTTTTAATCTTTGTAGGCCCAAGAATACGATAGAAAGTGTTTCGAGGCTGGTGGTGAACAATCAATCCAGCCTCAAGTTCAGCAATATTTAAATCACGCATTTGAGAATAGTATCCCTTCGGAGAAAGTGTAGTCACTTCCGTAATCTCTCGCAACTGCATCCCAATCGATATATGGACGAAGATGGTCTGGAACTTCTATGCCATCGTATTGCCGGAAGTAATCCGCAATTGAATCACATCGGGCAATAACCTTGTCGTTCAAGTCATCCACAGTGAAAATATCAATATCACCACTACGGAATGCTGCAAGAATTACATCCAAATCGGTGTCAACAAGCAGCTCATTGAACTTATCATATTTACGGATGCTGAACAGTCCATTGGCAAAGCAAACTTCGGTAACATCCTCTTCGTTTGATTCAATTACGTCATATGTGCCGTCTTCTGGATATTCAATGCCATATTCTTCATGCAAATAATCCCGCATGTCGAAATCATAGTGACGCCAAGACAGGCCATCAATCCACGCATCTACAAATTCAGAATTAGTTTCGCCTGTGTAGAAACGAACCAATAAGGTTTCATCTCTACGCCAGGACTTAAGTTGTTCCACTGCTTGAGTAATGTTATCGTTTTGCATTGAGTTTCTCCCAAGTACCTCTCAATTCTGTGTCCAGAATCTTAAGTTGATTGATTCGCTCATTCCCACCTTTGATAAGTGCACTGAGGATAGCAGCCTTCTCGTTGTAACTGACAGTGTAGACTACATCGTCAAGTTCCATAGTGTACTGCATCTTCTTTTCATCACCTACGTTAATTGATAGGTGCTGGTGGAGAATATTCTCTGCACGGATGGTTCTTGACTCCAGTGCATTCAACTCTCTTGGAATATCTTCGTAATTCATCGGATGCTCCATTGATTAAGTTATGCTGGAAGTTCGAAGTGCGGTGCGTCGAGGAACTTGGCCCATTTCACTGGCTTAGTGAAGGTCCGTTCCCATGTTCCGCCCCAACGAATAACAACTCCAAGCTCTTCTGCGGCTTTGAACATATGTTCAGCCACAGTTTGGAATCGTTCGAGGTCATTCCAGTCAATTGGATATGGTGCAATATCTAAAGCATTGCCTGACATGTGTCGGCTAACTGAAACTTTGGTTGCACCCTTCATTAACAGCTCTTGCTGACGCTCATAAGTGCGCAATCCTTCAAGAACAGTTACATCAAACGGCATTGTTTCACATGCACGCTTGAAAACTGCTACCAATGAGGGATTTACACCTTTGAGTCGGTCAAGTGAACGTTGGCCCAGTTTGACGTTAGACATTTTTCAACTCCTGGTCCAAAGTTTCTTGCAGTGTTGCAAGTAAATTCTCAAGTGTTTCAACACGCTTTTCCAGTTCAGCAAGACGGTCTTCCTGAATCTGGATAAACTGTGCACGATTCATTGAAAACCAGATATTGTCTGTGAACAGCTGGATTTCTTCGGACGTTGAGCCTTGCTCTTTCAGTGTTTTTACACGTTCTGAGTGAGTTGCAAGCTCTTGTTTTGCTGCCTCAAGATGGTCAGCTAGTTCTTCAACTTTCACGGAATGGATTTCCTGTTGGGTTGATGGTTAATTTAAAAGATACAAGCTCCCGATTGATTTCGGTTGTTCCTTCTACTGTGGCTGTAGTCAGAATAGCTGCATCTTTCCCTACTCGCTCCAAGAATTTAACTACTCGGTCGCGAATTACTGACCAGTGACGATATTCGCAACTGGATTCAAGTAAGTACGGTACTCCATCAATGGTAAATTCGGATGACGTCATTTAACTTCCTTACAATATGTTGATAACAGTGGAAATTTGGCATGAAAGAAGTCAATGTCACGATAAATCTGTAGCACTAAACGTTCCTCAGCGTCAACACCAACTAAAGCCAGCTTACTGCTCTGTGTGTTATAGAACACTGTGGACATTGGGTTAGGATTCCCGTTATCTGGAACCTCAATCCAAGTACCTTCGTGCAAAGAAATTGTTGCAATGAGTGGCTGGCTCATTGTAATTGTTTCAACGGACATTTTATATCCGCCACATTGAAAGTTTCGGACAGATGCTTCCGATTTGAATGCGAACACTCCAAATAAGATTGTCAGTGCAATGTATAAAGTTTTCACGGAATTAATGCCTCTGAACTATTTTAGATACAGTGTGTAACTTACCTTTATAAAGAATTGCACACCCAACTGTAATAAATTGTGTATTAAGTGTTGAAATTGGCTCGTCAACACCTTCAAGATAAATATCCCACATAAATCCTCCAATAATTAATCGAGGCCACTCGAAGTGGAATGACCTCTGTTAATTACAGCTTCTTGATAAGCTCTGCGGATTTGCTTGCGGCAGCTTTCATTTCATCGCGTGCGGCTTTAGTGATTGATGCCTTGTCCACGCGAATGTTGCAGTTGCTGATTGCAATCTTGCCATCTTCTGTCGGTGCAAGCTGGGATAGTTCCAGCATTTGCTCCAGCTTTTGCAGAAGAATACGTTGTGCTTCAATTGCATTTTGAATATTTAGAGTTTCCATAACTGCTCTTACCTTTCTTGAATAAGTTCCAGATAATGTCAGACGTACTTGCAAACCTTTTACGCCATCATAGTCAATATTGACTTTGTTGAATGGAGAATTTGGATGCTTGTACACATTTGTAACAGTTGCCCAATTGGCGTTGTACCAAATAACATCACCAACTTCCACATCTTTTCCGAGAACATCTTCTTCATCGGATACTTTCTGCTTATTGAACTCTTCTACAGGAAGGAATACTGGAGTTACTATTGGAGTTATTTGGTTGGAAAACTCAATTGTTGGAGTTTCCGAAGCTGGTGGCCTGTCCAACACTTTGACTATGCGCTCAAACTCAAAATTGTAATATCCACCAGAATATTGGAGTTGAACTACAGAACTAAATCGTACAACCCTTTCAATTAAATATTCTCTGTTGCTGTATACTAGTACGTCCCCAGCTTTAACTAAATTGGCAGGTATTTCGACAAATTTATTTGCCATGATATTCCTCACGCATTGTTGAACAGTGTTTGCACACCCAAATGGTTACATAATCGTTTTCGTGTGAAATTTCCCAATTATGTAGCCCTATAAAACATAGAATTTTCATAGGGCATCTCCATTAGAACGGAATGTCGTCGTCGAAGTCTTTCGGCTCGTTCGGGTTGTAGTTGCTCTGCTGTTGTTGCTGAGCAGGTGCTTGCTGTTGTGCAGAAGGTTGCTGACGTTGCTGTTGCTGTTGAGCGGCAGCTTGAGGTTGAGCTTTGGCTTTAGCCTTCTCTTCACGCTTACGCATCATTTCATCAACCTGTTCCTGAGTCATGATGGTTAATGCAAGTGAGGTAAACTCATTACCATTTGCTTGCTTGTTCCAACCAGATACCCAATACCAGATTCCGTCAACGTTAATACGCCCACGAATGTCGGGATGTTTTGGGTCTTTCTTGAAGCCGTTAGGACCGATGATGCCAGTGTTTACATCTGAATATTGTGCCATGATTAAGATTCTCTTAAGTTAATTACAGTTTAAGTTTCAGCGACATTGCTAACCACGGAATAGCTTTGTCCCTCTTATCCAACTAATTGGATTATTCGGGTACACTCGTAAATGCACCCTGATAATCACTCAGATACAAATTTCTCAAACCTCGCTACTACAGCAGGGTCAAACAGGTTAAAACAAGGTATTCCAGACTGCACTGCAACCTGATATGCAGTGTTGGTGCCTCCGCTCACACCAGTTGATGTTGTCGGAGCATACAAGATACAGAACTTGGATGGGGTGTCTAAGTTAAGCCCAAGTACCTGACTAACATTTCGTGCCTGTAGTTTCCAAAATCCTCTGTATTTGTCGAGGTTTCTTGTCTCTTTCTTGTGAATTAGTGGGTTTACGTTTTCAACACTTTGCAGGTATTCCCAATTTCGATTCAGGTCCGGCACTACGCCACCATAACTTCCAAAACCATTCCAAGGTATAAAGTTCTCTGTCCTTCCGTTGCAGCCAGCCAGGAATGCTTCGTCAGCACCTTGAGCACCTCCCGTACGAACTACCCAACCAAGTCTGGCCAGTTTGGAAGCCACTTTAGTCAGCAGTTCGCAAATATGCCCGGGAGTTTCACGACTTCCCACACCAGTGTAAAACATAAATACCTCCAAAAGTTGTTATTCACACTCAACTAATGTTAGATTAATCAGGAACACTCAATGAATGCTCCTTGTTAATTTACATCATCTTTGAAATTGGAATTGGGTCCATGTTTGATTCAGGTTTATACCAACTGACTTCGCCAGAATCTTTCACAAGTTCCCAATTATCGGAGAATGTACGATAACATAAATTGCGGTTATCGTCATTAACGACAAAACCCAAAGGAGATTGAATATACGCACCGAGTGTACCGTTGTTACGAGGAACTCCGTCACCACGACCTGCGACGATTTTGTATTTCTTGCCGCTGGTAAAGTTGTAGTTTGTTTTACCAACATAACGTAAGACTGAATTCTTGTTCATTGCTTTAGTTTCTCCAAAGCGGATAATACGGAATCTCCAGAACCACTAATCACAAGCGTTTCTCCTGGAAGATTGTAGGATATGTAAGAGAACGTCCATTTTACAATAGTTCTCTGATACGATGAGCTGTATTTATCAGACAGCTCTATATCTTGCCTTGCATCGTTTAGCAAGAACTCCTGCCCATTGATGGTCAGTTGCTTAAACATTTCGATATAATTCTTACCCACGCTTCACCTTCTCCCATTTGGATAAACCACCTTCAAGATTGAAGATGCGATTGCAACCAGATTCATCTTTGATGACAAACTGAGTTCCGGTTAACTGGATTGGCTCAAGTGCACCAAATATTATCTTGGGACCAGACAAGCTGGTGGCAAGAACTTCATATGCTTTGCTTGGGCAAATATCAAAAGCAAAGTCACGAGTGTAAACTAAGTCACCAACTTTCAAGTATGCTGGCAACAAGCGACCTGTGGCTGGGTCACGTTGTAGACGAGTACGCTGTTTCATAAATGCTCCAAGTTAATTAATAATATTCAGCAACCACTCTCATTACAAAAGTGGTTGAGGAAATTATTTAATCTCTTCCCAAGTCCAGACACTACCTTTTAGTGGAACTTTTTCGCCAATGTTCCAGTAGGGTCTTCCGTTTACAGCCATTCGGTTGCCAACATTCGAAATAACTATTCGAGTGCCTACCAGTTCTCCTTCAATCACATCTCCGACTTTCGGAGTATGTTCAGATGAAGAGGTTGATTTCACACATTTAAACTTTGTCATTGTAATAAGCCTTGTTCACAAATATCTGCAAATTCTGCTTCATGGTCACGCTGCCATGTCCAGAATGCACCATTCATAGGCACTACAGCACCTTTACGAAATGCTGGAGAAACACTCTCAGCCGATTTGGTCACTTTAAATTCCAAAGGTGAGATAGCTTCACCTTCAACGATGAAGCCAACTGGAACATAATCTTTGGTTGAAGCAACACATTTAAATTTCATGATATAAAACACCTATCTCAGATTTGAGGTTAAATTCACGAAAGAAATCCATTGTTACAAAACGGATTTTACCTTCATCATCAACTACGTTACAGGAGATTTCGGAGTGGACCATACGGCCCAACTTCAAAGCAACTTCTGACAGGTTTGCTTCACCAGTGCCAGAAATAACTTCATAGATTTTATATGGTGTAAAGCCGCTTAAAGAGTTATTACGGCTTGGGACAATCATCATTCCGGTCTTAGTAGCCATAATAACTCCCAATTGTTATTTGGTTAGTGTTAGTCTGTCTATTTCTTCAAGCGCAACTGCAAGCCGTTGCTGCAAATGGTTTTTCGTTTGCAACAACTCTTCATAAGCTGCTTTTTCCGCTTCACGTAATTCACGTAAAGTGGATATTTCACTCTTGCAATCTGAAACCTGTTTCTCAAGTTCGGTAATGTGCTCACCAGCCAAAGCCAGAAGTGCAACATCAACACGCATTGAGGTAAGAATATCGGGATTGCTTGGAATAGAATTCTTAGCAACATTTGCTACATCGAGGAATTTCTGAATTGACATGTGATACCTATTAATAGATTAAGAAGCTGCCCACAACGAGCAGCACTAAAGGGAACATTAAAACGCAGAATACGAGCTTCTTTACAATATCCATTATTTCACCAGGAAGTAGAGAGCAATCAGAAATCCAACACATGCAATGATTGTTGGCATATAATTATCAATTTTACGATATTGACGTTCAACTGGCTTCTTGCCCTTGATGGCTTCCATCAGTTCTTGATGATTAATCTGCTGCATGAATGTGTTGAATTGCTGGTCGTTCATTTTATACTCCAATTCCCAAAGACTAGATTAACGATTTTAGCCACCTTACGTGCTGGCATACGAGGATTTGCAGCTCTTGCTAATTTCTTAGCCTTACGCTTTGAAGCACCGTACATAGCCATATATGTAACCGTTTTGGTCATATATTTGAGCTTCTTCATTTAGCCTCCAGAATTTGGCTTAATGAACTGAACACGATTTCCTCATGTTCGTCAGGTGTACATGCGTTGATGTATTCAAAGTCATACCCAACAAACTTCTCCGCCCACTGTTGCAAACGAAGTAAAGAATTGAAGTACAATCTTTGCTCCACACCATTTAACTTAAAGTAGACGATGAAGTCCATGTTTACTCCTATGTATTAAACTTCAATTGACTCTTGAACTAAATCAGAAGCAGAGATTTCTTTAAACTCTTCCTCGGTAAAAGTTCTCTCATTGTCATTTAATAAAACACCAATGCTAGAATCACCAACGAATACGGCATTTACATTAATGTCATCTTCCAAAACTTTTTGCAGATGTTCTCCGCCACGCGTAAAGAAGATTGCACCATCTTCCAAATCTTTAAAACGAGTCACTTTATTCTCCTAAGTTAAAGAAAACTCCCTACAGAACGATTGTGGAGGTCTTGTCTTACCTCAATCCACCTTAAAGTTGTAGGGAGTATGTGACACAGCAAGTGCCGAAGAACTACAATGATTAGCTTGGAGACATAATCTCTCTAAAATCTGTCACACAATTTCAGCAGAGTTTACAGAGATTTGGTCTTATTCACATGCAACTAATGATAAATGGACATGCTTAATTGCAACTAATTCATCTGCCAAATAGACGAATTTTGTCACAATTAAACATGCGTCATTAATTACAGGTTTACTCCCACACTTAACGTATTTGGCACATTAAGATTGGAGCAAGCAGGTACGGAAAACCGACCATGTACAGCATAATAAAACTAATTAAATAAAGGGTTTTATCCCAATATTGTCACAATATTACATGCGATGATAAAGCCTTCGCTTGGCTGGAAGCCAGTATTCATGCGGGTTGCAAGAATATTGGGTCAATACTGATACAGCTATTACATGCGAAATTGGCACAAATACTGTTACAAAATTAACATGCCAGATTGGTAGACGATTGTATCTTCGAGGTGATTAGTCCTCTAACAATTCTGCCACATTCCAACATGCCAATTTGTAGCAATATTTACATGCCATACTGCGACAATATTGTCACAATATTTGTTGCTCAAAATCGGGCGGGCTACGGGATTAGTTTCGCGGCTTTGCTCCGACTCTTCTCTTCTTTCGAATTCTGATTGAAAGAAAGAAGCATGTCCAAAAGTTCCAATATTACAAAAGTTATCTCCCGGCTTGTGGGTGGGCCTTTATAATAGGAGATGGAGCAATATTGTCGCAATTGAACATGCTTTAGTTGAAGAACAGTTTCGGATGATAATCCTACTTCACACATGGTTGCTGGAACTTTGTCCGGCCAAAGACAGGGAGTTCAATGATTGCCACATCATTACAACACTGTATGTTTAGTTGACATGCTGAAATGTTTCTAGAATGATTTCAACATGACATGCGGAATACTTCTCCGTATTCTGTTACTTCACATCCAACTAATGTTACAGATGGCTACAATATTGAAGCCAGCTCTAAGATTAATTAGAACAAAAATAGGGAGCCGAAGCTCCCAAGTATCAGAACGGTATCTCTGTATCAAAGTATCCAGAATTGTGTAGGAATGAGTGCAATAGTACATGCGACTCTTGTTTATATTCTGCTAACAATTCTAAGAAGTCTTTAGTCTCCTCCACTGTAGGACGAGATAAATTACTCATATCACAGGTGTGATGAGGATTGAAACAGTTTTCGATTTGATTGATTTGTTGAGTATTCATTGTAGTCTCCAAGTTTGTGGTCATCCTTGACCCAATTAATGTTATTGACAGAAGTAGTAAGCGTGTTCGCTCATCAGAAGCTCTTCGGTTACGATGTTCTCATGATACATCTGAATGCCACCAAGTTGCTTAGACAGATTCTCGAATTGATTGTTGGTTACGAAGATTTCAACATATGCTGCACGAATAACTTCCATCATGCGTGGAGCATCAGCTAAGCAGCAACGGAAACAATCGTGGATTGAAGTAAAGCCACGAAGACCAGCTTCTTTAGCTTTAACTGCAACAGTACGAGCAACCAATGCGTCAATACCTTGGATGTAGTTAACAACGAAGGTACGCTTGAACTCTTCTTTAGTTGGATTGGACTCACGAATGGTCCAAGGCTTATTCTCCTGAATCTGACCAAAGATGACACGAGTTTGAGAATCAACACGAATGCTGAATGCCTCACAGATTTCACGAGATGGGAAGCAAGGCTTCATTACAACCTGACCATCAGTGTGGCGATATGTGATGTACTCTTTGCCAAGTTCAACACAACGGTTGTATGCAGCATCAGCAGCTTTCTCGATGAACATGTTAATCTTAGCACCCAATGCGTTATGGATTGCTTCTACACACAGTTCAGCAAATGCCTCAGCTTTCTCCATAGGAATCTGGAGAGCTTCTGTCATGTAGCTAATGAAGTCAGAAGAACCAGTCAATGCAGCTTTACCACCACCATATTGGATAGCCATGTATGGAGTTTTGATAAACTTACGACCAGCTTTCGGATTCAAGAATTCATCCATAATTTCAGGAGATGGCTTCATTGAAGAACGGTCTAATAACTTCAACAGTTCACGAAGAGATAACTGGTATGGGTCAGATGCTTTAGTCTCAGAATCAACCAGACCTGTTGCACGAGCCATTTCCATGTTACCAGCAATGAATGCCAGATATTGAGTACCAGAACATTTAGCATCTAAGCCAAAGCCTACACGAGAATCGCATTCACCTGTAGTCTCGAACTTGAACCAATCCAGAGCCAGACGAACATAAGTGAATGGCTTGGAAGGACGTTCAGCTTTAGGCATGTTCATCATGCGAGCAAGTGAACCAGCTGGATTCTGAGCAACATAAGTTAAACGCTTAGCACTGCACCACTCACCACCGGAAATATCTTCCAGCTCTGCCATGAACATGTTGTATGCAATGGTAGTAGAACCATCTTCGTTAAACTTCTTAACGATGTTCTCAACATTGTGAGAATACAAGCAACGAGCAAAGTCAGAGGATTGTGGGTTAGGACCAGCACATGCTACATGATACAGACGACCACGGTTATCAGCGAAGTAGTCAGAATACAGCTTATCCTGATTCATCATTGCTACAGCATTGTTCCAAACATGAAGTTCAGTCTGGATTGCTTCTGGCACCTGCAAGCCACCATAAGTACGTTGCTCAAGCATGGACTGGATGATGCGAACCATCTCAGTCTCCACATGGTACTCAGTATCTTGCAGGAATTCGATTGCAGCTTTCAGAGTTTTGGATGGCTTAACTTTGCCACCTTTAACGAAAGGCTTGCGACGAGATTCAGATGTAACACGCTCAGTGAATGGCACTGCTGTGTCTTTGGTTGTAACCAGTTCAACCCATGTATCAGTTTGTTGGAATGACTTGTCTTCGTTCATGGTGATGAATCCAAAGTGCTTAGCCAAACCAATGAGGTTGATAGCTGGGTCAACATAGTGCATTGCTTTCAAATCGTTGTTATAACGGTTGGCATCAGCAATAGAAGCAGAAGCCAGCTCAACCATCGCGATGGCAGGAACAACGTCATCACGAGTGAAAGACGTCATCATCTTGAAGATGGCTAAGGCAGCAATAGCACAAGTCTGTGGCTGCATATAGTTCTGTTTCTCTTTGGCACGATATACCAGAGCAGTGATAGCAGGAACAACGGATTTGATAGTTTGAGTGGTGATAGTAGTCATTTGTAAGTCTCCAAGATTGTGTATGATTTAACTGAAACGGATTATAATAGCGTAGCCATTACACAATTCACAACCAACTAATATCACAAACCTGTGCCATTGTTACAACAGCACGGAGACTTTGACCTTGACTCATAAGCGAAGCGCCTAACTTGGTGTTATCATTAAGCCGATAGGCTGTAGAAAAAGTTGGGTAGGGACCGTATTTTAAGTCCGATAGGACGTTGGGCTTCCCCTCCTCGCCGCCTCAAAAAATAAAAATTAATATTGCCACAATTCTAGTCTCGTTAATATTGAAACAATTTGAGTCTCATTAATTCTGTAGCAATATTGAAAATAAAAAAAAAAATTATAAAAAAAAATTATTTCATAGTCGGACTTCTGTTCGAACAAATTTCGGCGAGATACAGCTGACCGACCATGAACGAATTTCTATCCAGGTACAGTTGACCGACCATGTACCATTTGGTTTTAACTTTACGCATTCCTAATATTACTCTTAATATTGTAGCAATATTGGGAATAAATAAATATTTAATTTACTTGTTTTATTCTAGTTCAAAGAGAAACGACGCTAACGCATCGAATCTCTTCTCACATTTAATCGTTAAAGCTCAAATCCACCCAGAGCATTGGTGTCCACTTCGGAATCAATCTGCCCAACAAGGTACGAACTAATCTCCGTTTCTTGTGGAGCAACCTGTACAGCATCCGAATTCAACCATGCGTTAATCCAAGGAATCGGGTTAGTAGCACCTTTGAATGGAGCATCCAATCCAACTGCTTGCATACGAATATTTGTGATATATTCCACATATCCGCACAGAATTTGCTTGTTTAAGCCAATCATTGAGCCATCTTTGAACAAATAATCAGCCCAATCTTTCTCTTGTTGGGCCACATTTTCGAACATTAGTTGGCATTCTTGGCGACATTCTTTAGCAATTTCGGCCATTTCTGGGTCATCAACACCACTTGCAAGAAGGTTCAGCATGTGTTGAGTTCCGGTCAAATGGAGTGCTTCATCACGAGCAATTAGGCGAATAATCTTGGCATTTCCTTCCATTAACTTGCGTTCAGCGAAGGCAAATGAGCAAGCAAAACTGACGTAAAAGCGAATTGCTTCCAGCGCATTAATGGACATGAGGCATAAATACAGCTTCTTCTTAAGCTCACGAAGAGAAACTTTATCTTCATGCAGATGCCACATGGAAGTTAGATGTTGAAGCTCGTCATAATATTGGGAGATGCCGATTGCACGCATTTTAATGTGCTCATTCTCCACAATTTCATCGAAAATTACACTTGGGTCTGTCACGATATTACGGATAATATGCGTGTAAGAGCGAGAGTGAATTGTCTCTGAGAATGACCAAGTTTCAATCCAAGTTTCCAGTTCAGGAATGCTCACAATTGGTAGCAAAACTGTAGTTGGTCCACGTCCCTGAATGGAATCAAGGAGGATTTGATAGCGCAAGTTGCTTGTGAAGATGTGCTTCTCGCATTCAGGCAGACCAGCATAGTCAATTCGGTCCTGACTAACATCAACCTCTTCAGGTCGCCAAAAGAATGATAACTGCTTCTCAATTAACTTCTCGAAGATGCTATACTTCTGTTGGTCGTATCGAGCAACGTTAACGTTCTGACCAAAGAACATTGGTTCTAATAGTTGGTTATTCTTGGTTTGTGAAAAGGTAGTGTAAGCCATTACAGATTTCCTAGATACTCATAGAATTTATGGCCACCATAACGTCCCAAACCTTTAACATTCTTGAAGTTGCACTTCTCTGATGCTGTACAAAAGTGGGTTGCTTTGGTGACAGAGGGTTGATTAAATAATACAAAAGAGATTGCAACATTAATGGTGTCCAGAACTTGTTGTTGTTCTGTGGCATAATTAATCTTTGCTACATGCTTCCATTGAGCATTCTTCTTCTTTGCTTCTCGTGTCCATGCAAATTGATTGCGTTGATAGACAACATCACAAACGGTGTTAGCGAATGGCTTCCCGAACTCTGTTCTATTACGGACGACATTAGCTACCAGAATCTTTCCATGTTTGTCTTCTCCGCGAGCTTCATACCAGATAACTTTAGTATAGCATTCTAGCTCTTTTCGTTGTGAAGAAGATAGTTTCAGACTTCCATTTAAATAAGAATGACTTGCAAAATCTGTAATAGCAGAATTCACTGCCCCAACCGAAGCTGGGGCGTTGATGTGAACTAAAGCTGTCAGAACTGCAAGGACTTTGAATGATAGCATTCGAGTTCCTTATCATTTCATCGTGCCTTCTTGAACCACGTCAAAGGATTAAGTTGTTTGATTGCGCCAGAGAAACTTTCCCTGACAGTTGTGATAATGAGGTTTGCACCGATGACACCAATCACAATAGCCAGAACTAGCTGCATAGTGACGTTAGTCGTGAAGGTTTCAAATGTGCCAGCAACATGAAAGGCAAACAAGCCGATTAAGCTGCACAGCGCCGCATCCAGCAGCGCCTTGCTCAAGCCTTCACTTTCATATGCCCCACGGATTAAGGCCGTCAGACCGGCCAATAGCCCGTGCCATACGCCGTATTGGTGCATCAGGTCCACAAACATCTGAATGGATAAGCGTTCCATGATTTCCTTAAGCCGTCCGTTTCCAGAAGGCATAGTAGTGTACGGAGTTACATACATTGAGTGCAGTCCCGTCGCCAGTTGAGGTTGTTTCATTGCTGCTAGGGCCACCAGTGGTTAGCGGTGCACCTCCCGTCCATCCTACACTAGGGCCACCACTTGTACCTGTGAAGTATGGAATGTCCACAGTGTGTGCATGAGCGCCAGTAGAGTTGGTAGAACCGCTTATCGAATGTGTGTGAGCACCAGCAGGGCGAGTGTTTACACCACTTTGGTTTTGGTTAATGGTGGCACCACCGCCAGCAGCAACAGAGACAGCCCCACCTATTGAGTGAGTGTGGTCCCCAGCAGATGACGTACTTCCACTTACACTGTGAGCGTGTTCACCAGATGAACTTGATGCAACTGCCGCATGGTCGTGGTTGATGGTGTGAGTGTGGTCCATCGTGTGTGAGTGGGCTGCAATACCGTGAGTGTGGTTCTGCATCCCATGCGTGTGGCCTGGTAGGTTGGCTACAGCAATGGTGGCGGTATCAGACCCACCTACTGAACCAATCTGGCCAGCAGTTGTGCCTGCTTCTGGGCCAGTTGCAGCACGGGCAGAGCGACCATCGGTGATTTGTTCCCACACAGTACCAGTGAACATGTTGTTCGGGTTAGTGGCATTATCAAACTGGAGAACAATTCCGATTGGGTAGATTGAGTTATAAATGTTGTTTGCATTTATAAGCTCTCTCCAAGTCGCCCATGACCTGTCACCATCACCTCCTTTTTGAGAACGCATCCACATCCTTAAATCGTTAAAGTTTGTGTATCTCTGTATGCAATTCCCAAGAGTACCGGCACTAGTAAGTAACACTTCCAAGTTACCTGCTGAGGCCCCAGCAGGATACCCATTCTCAACTGTTGCATATGCAGCTATGTTTTGGAAGAATGTTCCTACATTATCCTTGCCCCACTTATCATTTATATTGCTGTCACCTAAACCAACTGCATCTTTAATGTAGTGTTCGTTAACCAGCGCATCTAAAGAATAACCTTTAGCCATTTTGAATCCTATAAAGTTGAAACTTGCTTAGCAGATAGTGGTGCTGACCAGACTCGGAAATTACGAAGGGCAGTGACCCTGTCTACGTATGACCCAAGATTTATCAGCGCTTTTCTGCTGTTACTGTCGGCTAACTTCGCATCACCAGGTTGGGAAGCAACCAAAACGCCATTTACATATATCTTGAAAGTGCCATCATAAGTGGCAACAATCCTGTTCCAAGCGTTCGGAGTCAACTTGTTTTCAGAATATGCAAATTCAGCGCTGACTCCAGTGCTCACTTCCGCCTCTATAGACAGTCCACCGTTTTGGCGTACAAGCACCCTTGCTGCACGTAACCCTATTGTAAACAGCCAACCAGTACTTGCTAGTGGGGTTGGGTAGTAGTAATCGAAAGCTATTGTATACTGTGAGCCACCGATTACGGCACCGGAGCTGCTATATACTTCTCCAGAGACTACCCCAGACGCATCAAACGAGAAGGCACCACCAAGGTTTTGGTTGTACACAGGCACTCGGTCAGAGTTGTTGTATACGATGCCAACACCACGAACAATATTGATTGAGTTAATCAACGTCATTTGGAAATCTGGTTCTAAACAGGCATACTCAGGTTCTTGTGCTGCCTTAATACCTGGGAAGCTCAGTTTCGTTACAATATTCGACTTACTTGCAGCAGTGCCAGTTTCTGCATTGCCCGTGGTCCCGTTGATTCCGAGGTAGTGGCTTCCATTGCGAAGATACAGACCACCATCGTTCACAATCTGTGCAGTTTTGGAATCATTCAGATACACAGTTGTGAAAGTAACTTCACCAGTGTATTCACCGCCAGTTGCAGGAACAGCACCAACCTGAGTTGCAGTAAGTTTGTGTGGGTTGTTATAGTCCGTTACGTGGGCTTGAACCATTGCACGATAGTTGGCAACAATATTATCCAGTTCGGACTTATTGTATGCACCAATTTGTGCAGCAGTTACTTTGTGCGGGTTTGTAGTTACATCTGCAATGTGTGCATTAATTGCTGCAACAATTGAGTCGTAATTCGCACGAGAAACTTGAATGGAGCTAGGACTCCACTGTGCAGAGTTTGCACTTGGGCGTAGTGTTTTGTTAGGGCTGGCAACAGTACAAACATAAATCGTTTTGTTTGTTTCGTCCCAAGCCAAACTACCAACGCCATAACTTACATCATTTCCCCACTCAAAGATTCCACGCTCTGCTTGTGCAAGCATTGTGGTGTCAATCTTATATTGCAGGTAGTTAAGAACCTGATAGGTCGGAATCTCCGCAACCCAGCCCTTGAGGTATTTTTCATCCCCTGGGTCACGTCTTGCGACAGAGTTGTTTGAAGTCCAGACTCGGTTCAGTTTAGGACGAATCGCCATTTATACGCTCGCTAACATTGATTTATTGTAGGCTGTCAGTCTTGGGTAGTATGTAATCCTTGATACATACGTTGCATTTGTAAGGCCCAGGTTTGTTAGAAGTGTGCTCATTGATGTGTAGTATCCACTAGGAGCATCTACCACAGCTCGCAACTTCTTGCCTGCACCATCCATAGCATAAACCACAAAAGTCCCTGGTGCTGCGTTCCGAAAGCCTTCGAAAGTTACTGTGTTGTTATCTACCCTGAGTCCGCCGTCTACAGCCTGGAAAACAGGAGGTGCAGATGTTGAAATAGTCCAACCATTTACGGAGGATGCGTCATTCAAAGTTTTGGTAATATTCATATCCAGGTACGGCATAGGAAGTGCGAACCTGTTTCCCCAGCGAATCTGAAACTCTGAGTAATTCAGTTCTGTCATCACTGGATACTCTTCACCACCAACTATGCTCCACAGAACATTGCCAAGTGCATCAATGGATAGAATCCTATTACCTGCTCGCATCTCAATTCTCCCATTTCCTGGGTTCATTCGAATTGTGATGTTTGTTCCAAACTTCATACCACCCAACAGTGACACAGGTCCGGAAAACTTGCCACCAGATGTTGGAAGTGTTCCAAGCTGTTGTGGAGTTTCTTGGTGTACGCGACCAGTTTGTAGCTTATGATACACGATGGTCCTTGGGTCTGTGGCGCTTCCAAAGGCATTATCTATATCAGTTTTGCTATAAGTTTTGTCTGTGATGGTGTCCACAGTTTCTTTATGTGGATTGGTTGCAGCCAAGTGGTTATCGTAGAGGGACTTCAAGTTACTTACGTCATTAAGGTAGTCAACCCTCTTAAGGTCCATCACCTCTTCCCAACCTGTGGGTGTATATACACGAACAACACCATTGAGGGAAGATACTGCACCAACTTGATAAGTCACACTTGAATCAAACTCAGCAATGCCACTGAACAGCAGAGATATAATCTTCAAATCACTAATTTGAGATAAGAAGTTCTGCCATTCGTTGGGAGGCTTTTCAGCTTCCCAGCCCAGATTGGCGTACCTGTTTTCGATAAAACTTGGCGCAGTGGTATCCAAGTCCGGGTCTTTAACTTCACCATCTTGCGCCCAGGGAAAATTAAACTTAAGACGTTGGGTCATTATTCCTCCGGAGGATAATCTTTAGAACCATAAACCAAAGCTATATTACCTCCTACATCTTTAAGGGTAATACTAACCCCAACAGGTTTAAAGTTTGGAAGCATGTGTGCCATGAGAACTTTCTCAGGAACAGATAGCCTTTCATGGACAACATAATCCATTGTCTGAAACCCTTCGATAATTTGGAGTTTCAACTCCCTTCCCACGACCAACTCAATATACGTGATGATTTGTTCGATAGTGCAGTTGCCGGTTATCTTGATGATTCGTGCACGTATCGCAGCCTTCAACTGCGCATCTGTTCGAACAAAGTCGCCAGAGTCCCTGTCGTAATCTGATTTCAGAATACCACCAACATTTGGGTCATTATCATCACCAGCAGAGAATGCACCTGGGTTGGCATAGAAGCCAAAGTACCCAAGTGCTGCGGCACCATGTATTACGCGAGAAGCCCCTACAATATATGCAAGGTCATCAACCATGATGCCGAATGAGTCTGCTAAGTATCTGTACTTGATTGAGTCAGTCATGGCTTGTTTAACTTCTGCAAACTCTTCCAAGAAAATGGAGATATACTTGCGAAGGTTTGGTGAAAGTGCATACTGCGAAAGCAGCATGTCTAAGCCATGTTTACCAGCCATATTATACCGTTACGTCAGTGTAGGTTATATTGGCAGCAACGCCACGAGCACGCTTATCAATATCCAAATCAATGGTTGCTGTTCCAGTTGGGTTTGGAGCAATACCAATAAACAAGGAATCAATTTCAAGCGACTGTGTTGCAGCCATAATTGGAGCAAACATGTTAGACCATACTACACTCTGCCCTGGTTGTAGGGAGTTGAGATAGTTAACAGTTGCTTCGGTCAGTTGACGAATAGCATCGTTAGAACTCAAGTTGGCATTTGCACGGCGACGGAACGTACCTTTGACATAAATGTCTGTGTAAGTTGGTCGGCTGAAATGAATATCGTGCGGATAGCCTTTTGAGTCTGACACAGTGATTGTAATATCGCCATGAGTAGGAACGCCACCAGTTTTGGCATTGTAGATTCGACGGGCAATATCATTATTGGTGCCGCCATCAACTACAACAAATACAGTGCCCGAAGGCTGATTGCCAATAGGAGAGCCGGTATCATTATCACGAACACGAATGTAATTAATATCGAGGTCAGCGAGTGAAGCATAGATGGCTTCGACTGTGGCTGTGCTACTGACTGCCGTAGTCTTTTCTCGACGTGCTCGAAGTTGTGGGTCTGGCTCATAGTTAATACCTGTCTCACCAGCTGTTTCATTGTTAACAGAAGCCCAACCAGCAACAGGAGTTACAATTTTGTTGATGGTGTTAGGTGCGATATAATACTCACCTGGCTCTTCTGCAATAACAGTTACGTCACCTGGAAGTGTTACGTCTGTGTCAAGCACGAAGCGCATTGTTCCATCAGTTACAACAGAACCAGCAGGAACAATAGTCCCTGTATCACCTTTGCACAGAACAGTTGCTTGTGAGGGTTTATCAACATATCGAACAGTGTTTGTTAACTCACAAACGTTATCCAGCCCAACACCAGATACAGCACCTGGACGGAATGCGTTGAATACTTGTTCGGCCTGTTCCCAGCACGAAGCTATTTCGTCTGCCATAATTCCAATATATTGTCCATCGGGGGATTCCGGACTTATATCAAAGTTGGAACCAAATGCAGCAATAAATTTGTTATTAAGGCTTGATACAACGTCGGCCACAGGTTTACGAACAAAGCCGTTCTCTGTTACGCCGTATTTGATTGTTGCCATGTTAAGAATTCCGTAATGTCGCCATAGTCAGACAATGCAGTAAAGGAGATTCCAAGTTTTCTGGCTCGATAGTCTGCATCAATATCTATAGATATTAGTTGCTGAACACCAGCAGTTCCACGAATGATATTGGCTATTGCTGCCTCAATGTCCGAGGGACGCACTTGCTTTGTGAAGATTGCTTCGAACCACGGCAAGCCCAACGAACTGTCGAGCTTCCATTCTCCGAAGATTGTCAGCAATCTGCACTTAACCAATTGAGCGACCTGAGCAGCACCTGAAATACGAGTTGTTCCACGACCAATAATAATGTCGTGGTTTGAATCAAGAGCTAAATTTCCAGCCATTATTTCATCGGCCCAACGTCGCCGCCTTCTGGGTTAGTGTGAGTGTGGCCATCAACCTTAATACCATTAAGAGTGAGGGAACCAGTTTGGACCATGTTACCATCCATCTTAAAGTTACCAGTGAACGTTGCAGTGGAGCCGTCTTTAGTCCCAGATACAGCCATGCCGCCCATCACTGTTAAAGATTTTGTAACGGTCGTATCGCCATCCAATGTAATCTGCGGCGCTTTAACTGTAGCTTGCGACGTAACTTCAACGAGAATCTCCGAATCTTTTGTGATTTGAATCTTCGCAGCACCAGTAATGATTTCAATTAAACCATCACCATGCAGTGTTAGTCTTTGGCTCCTGTCTGCATTACGCAGTTCTGCTACTCCACCATTAAATCCCGGAATAACTTTAGTCAAAGGCTGAGTCCCAATGGTACATACGGCAGCATTGTGTGAGAACAGTTGGCTGAACTCTGGGGCAGGTCGCCCGTTTATTAAGCCAGCACTACTTTTATTCTCTGACAACCAATGGTCTATTCCTCGCTGGGAGAAATGGACATAACATGGAGTGCCATCTGGAACCGGATGAGTTAAACTCCAGCCGCCACCCTGAATAAATTGAACAGGAACACCCTGCAACCTTTGTTTTGGCTGCAAGGTGTAGGCTTCGGCATAACCCACGAACAAGTTTTCGATTGCAAGCTGGACTTCACAAGTCTGTGTTGCTGCATCGAAGTTGTAGATGTGTCCTGGATAACTTGTGTTAATATCAGGAGCATTTTGGTTATTGTTATGACTAGCCACGTTCAAGTACACTCTCGTCAATAATGAATAGGTAGAGTTGTCGGTAGCTTGTTACTTCTTCACCAGGGAATACTGTGTTAGCTGCATACATGTTTGGGAGAGGTGTCTTGTATTGCTTAAGAATATCAATACCGCATCGAATAGGGATTCCGAATATTTTATTCGTGGCTCCCCAAGCTAAGTCAAACATGTAGCAGTTTAAAGGTTCGTTTAAATATAGTGCAGACATTTTAACTGTTACACCATTAAACTCAAACGACACATCTTTCCTTATGTTGTAAGGAACACTTTTCACATATCCAGGGGGCAGAAGGTCAGCAATCTGTTTTAGGGCTTGATGTTCCTGCTCAATCATAGAATACGTCCCTTGATAGAAGAAAGTGGAGAAGCGAGTTTGCTCAACTTACCTTTCAAGTTGGATAACTGTTTGGTTGGAGGAGTGCCAAGAGCACCAAGTCCCGGAAGTGGAACACCCCCAAGAACACCCATCCCCAAACTCTGCGCAACCTTTGCAAATTCGGAGTAGTCAGACATTGATTCCATTGCCTTACGAGCTTCGCTGGCAAGAGCATCTTCTCCTACTGTTTGCAGCTCTTCAAACAAGATTTCAACCGACAACATTGCAGAAGTCATTTTATCATGTTTGGTTTTGATTGAGGTTACTACACAATTCAAATAGGGTCCCAGAATGGTGGAGATGTATAACTTCTGCCCCGTAACACGGAAGCTGTTAAACAAATCGTAAGTAGACTGGATTCGGTTGCTTGTCTCAAATGCAGAAGCAACACCACCAGCAATACCACCAAGAATTGGGATAACTGGACTATTGAAGATTGCACCAGAAGCAACAGACAAACCTTGTACAGATGCAGTCCACATGGATGAGTTCTGCATGTTGACAGCAACAGCGGTTAGCTTAAGCACCCTGTTCTGATTAATAACATGGTCGCTAACCAGGAACCCAGAACTAACAGGGAACTTGGTTACAGTTGTTTCCGATGCGTGTTCTTCGCTAACCATAGCATCGAATTTAAAGGAGTTAAAACTTTCGGTGGCAGACTCACCAACAACAGGTAAGCTCTCAAGAGATTTAGCAAACCCGCCAAATAGCCCTGACTCCTCTTCCTTCTGTGTTGCAGGTCCGTTGGACCACATAACAATAGATGGATGATGCCCATAGCTGAAATTCTTCAAGCCAGAGGACACACCACCAATGAGGTCGGTATCAAAGATAGACATTAAAATGACTCCATTGCCATTCCACTGTTAGCATACATTTCCTGCCACGCAGCTTCCTTACCGCCCATCATTGTATTGCCACCCAGGATTGCAGTGATTGATGTTTGATAAGTGGTTGTGTGAGTCGAACCTTTATGCACAACTTCCATGATAAAGTATTTGTCTTCAACAGCCCACCGGAATACGGACTGGTCTGTGTTAAGTACAATACCTTCCCCTGAAACAGAGGTCACACCATTGGCAAGTAGCTCATCTCCAAGCAAAGGAGATACATCAAGAATCATCCCTGGTTGGAAAGATGGGTTTAGGAATGTGTTTAAAGTGTAGGTGCAGATTCCAGCAACAGGGTTTCCAATGACTGAGTTGGCATCCAGCTTAACTGGCTCTCTGTCTTTGGACATTCTGTTTACTGCATCTTTATCACCAAAGGTGTCTGGGAAGATTTGGACTTCACCAGTTGTAACAGTGTATAGCAAGTTATACTCGCCAAGCATGTTACGAAATTCGTTTAAGAATGTGTCATGAAACACACGCCCACGAGGCATCACTGTTTCAAGGACTGAATCTTCAACACCAAATGTGGAGATGGTATTGAATCCATAGTCAGAACACATTGAGCGCATTGCATCAATGAGCTTGGTTCCAGGCTTGATTGCAGTCAACTGTTTGAAATCGGTGGATGCACCATATGCCTTGGAAATACAAAACAATTGTGTTACATGTTCAGGAGGCTTTCTGTAGCCAACTGCGTTTGTAATAATTCCGGAGAAGATGGTTGGCAAAGTGGTGTTTATTTCTATGCGGTTGCCTTGTTCGGCCTTCTGACCAAACTTTTTGACACCACCACTAGAAGCACCACGTTCATCTTCTGCATACCCTGCACGAATTTCAATATACATATCTCCGTAGGTCTTGTCCTGGAGGAACTTAACTTCTTCTAATGACAAGTTAAACAGAGTTATGTTTGCTGTATCGGCGGGCCACCCAACAGTAGAACGAACTTCAAAATCAATACGATGTGATTTAAATATTGTTCGAATGCTTGGGTCTTCTTTACGTGAAACTATTACCTCAACTCTGCGTAGCCACGGCATTGCAATATACCTATTGAAATTAATACATATTCAACTAATGTTAAAGTAAGCTGGGGATTTCTCCCCAACTCATTAACGTCTTTGTTGCGCACCGTTGTTCATGTTCATTTGTTGAGTCACAGTCTGACCACCAGGAATTGCAACTGTAGCAGAAGCAGTCTGGTTGTTGACCTTAGCATCAATCTTAACATTAACAACAGTTTGGGTTTGACCGTATGACATTCCATTACGAGTAAACCCTGTAGCACCTTCTTCCAGAGATTGAGAAGACTTGGACCATTCACGGAATGCTTTGACGCGATTCTGTGCTTGTACAGGAACAGCAGTCAGCCAATCCAATCCATTCTTATCAACAGCTTTGTCAACAGTGCCAGGACCATCTGTGTAAGCAGCCATTGCCTTTTCGTGGTCGCCATAACGCTTGTACATTGCGTCATAGTATTCACGACCAACTCGCGCATCATCTTCTGGAGTTCCATCAGACGGCCTGATTCCAAATCCTGGGTCACGGGCAGTCGAAGGGAGAATCTGCATTATCCCACGAGCACCAGTTGGACTTGTTACACGAGAACCATCTTTGTTGTATTCACGACCGCCAGATTCCTCTTGGGCGATAAAGTCGTAAACATTTCCAGCAAATTCTCGCGTCTTATTCAGTCCAGTGCGTACACCGTCAAGTGCATCACTGCCAGCCTCAAATACAGAAGCACCATTAGATAAGACACTTTGTGGCACGTTGTAGCTTGGCAGCATCCGTGCGCGGCTTCCCTGCAACATTTCCGATTGGGCCATACCTTCGGCAAAGTCGGAGTTTCTACCCGCTTCTACCACCGAACCAGCTTGCTCATGGCTGTATTCCGTGCGGTCATAGGCTCGCGCCATCCCATTCAGGCCAGCCATTTCAGCAGCACCTGCGATACGGGCCTGACTCCAGCCACGCTCCTTGCCCCTTTCCTGCATGATGCGAGCCAGGGCCACAGGGTCGCCGCCTGTCGCACGAATATCACCTATGGTGAGCAATCCCCTACTGCCGCGAACGATGTTCACAGCGGCGCTGGGGTCGCCGTTAAGCATGGTGTTGTAGGCACTATGTGTGGTTTGATTCAGACGTGCCGCTTGTTGTGAATTGAGTCCTAACATCTCCAAGCCTTGCGACATAGAAGAATATTCATTAGGATTTATCACACCAGCATCAAGCGAGTTGCCGATAAAGTCATTCATGTATTCAGCAGCTTCATTGCCAATCTGAATGGCACCAATGCCTACGGCAGCCATACGTCCCGCAGGAGTTGCCATCAATGCTTGCATAACTCCGTTGGTTGCTGAACCAATACTGCCACCAGCAATACCAGCAGCTAGTGAACCACCCATGCGACCGTAGTCATCATAGTAGTTGCCACCACTTGTGAAGTTGCCGCCACGACCACCGCCACCGCCAGAATATCCACCGCCATTGGCAGCGTCAAATCTCTCACGGTTCCAGCCCATTGAATCAGCTTTGCCGTCAAAGTCTGCATCTGCACCGATACCTTTCTGCCTGTTTTCTTCCTGAGCAGCAAGGATACCTTTCTTAACAGACAATGCCATCGAGTCATTTCCGGTGTCACCATTACCAGTGGTTGCCGGAAAGTTTTGCTCGTGCAATACAAAGTTTGGCTTGTAGTCAGAGTAGGATGCTTCTGGATTGTACGAAGAACGCGAACCAATAAACGGGTCTTCTGGGGTACCAGCAACAGCAGAATAGCCACGAGTAGACTTTTGACGAATATCTTTCCAGATTCCATCACCAGTCATTGCACTTCTTGCACCAGCAATCAGCTCTTCTCGCCCTAATCCAGCATTGTTTCTAACAAACTCTCGCCCAGCATCAAGACGGCCAAGCACAGAATCAAGGCGATTTCGGTTTCTCTCGTACCATCCTTCGTCCTTCTCAATCCATTGTGAACGTGTTTCGTCGTTGATGGTTTGTGAGAACAAAGCACGAGAACGGCCAGAAACGTGCATACCAAATTGAATTTGGTCCATGTAGTCTGGATGGTCGCCTTTAAGAAGGTCAGCAAACTTACCAGCCCTTTGCGGATTCTTGTGCTCCCAAATGGCATCATCCCCAATAAGACCATCAGGAGAATACATGAAGGCGGGATAGTTGTCATTTGTTATAGCGCCAGTTTGTTTGATATCAAATCCAAATTCCTTACTAACACGAGCGCGTGCTTCTTCTTCCGTCCTGTGACCATCAGCGAACATCTTCTTGGTGAAATCGCTGTGCTCTTTACTACGAGATAGGCCAATCTTATCAATCATACCGGCCCAAGGTCGGGTGTATGGGTTGTTTCCTAAGAAGGTCCCAACAGTTGAGCCAGTTATGTCATAATTTTTACGGAAGTCTAGCCACTCTTGGCTGCCCTGTTCTAAGTCGTGGAATCGGACGGGGGACTTGGAACGTCCTGTGCCATAGTCTGATACATCACGGAATCCAGCACTATCCATGTTTGCAATCGCAAGTTCCTCGCGACGCATTCTTGCAGAGTTCCAATTGGTGGCCTCTCCAAGTTGTGCTGTAAAATCTGTAGATGTTGACAGTGAATCTTTATCGACTCGCTGTGAAGCTCCCTTCATCTTTGGAATGCGAACAGGTTCGGCATCCATTTTATCATAAGTGTTTTCGAGGATGGCTCGAACACTTGATGCAGAATAAGCTGGCTCATCTGCAAGTTCAGAACGAAGGTTTTCGTATCCGCTTCTGGCTTCTTCCAAATCCGTGTAGCGTGTTGCACTATCAATAATCATGTCACGGTCAGATACTTCGTGACGAGTATTCAGCATCCCTTTGGAGCCAGAATAAACTTTGGCAGCAGATTTAACAGCTTCACTAATAGAAGAATACAAAGCCTTGCTTGGTGCACTCCAACCAGTGCCACCAGTTAATGATGCAGTGAGGGAGTATTCTGGATTTATGCCAGAACCATAAGAGCCAAGTGGTAGTCCAGATGCGTTAAGAGGTGCACGAGGATGCGCAATGCCAGAAACAATTGAAGGAGAACCAATCTGAGGGAGTGCATCCATGTAAGAAATATGTGGGGCCGATTTATTTCCTACATTAGATGCGGATGTATACCCAACTTCCTTAAAGGCTGAGGGTAACTCTCGTTCCAGACGTTTGGCAACTCGACTAATGTCTCTTGCGTATTGTTCATGATTGCTGTATTGCTCACGGTCAACATACATGTGAGCCATGTAGTTATAGGAGTCAGCAATGTTTCCACGGTTGGTGGAGTATTCTGCCATAATATCCCCAGCATAGTGACCTGGGATTTCTGGCATAATGTCTTGATGCCCTTGCAAAGTATCTCGCATATAGGCATTAAGCATGTTGAAGTTACCTTGCGGTAAGTTCGGATTTGGCTTCGGCATGTGCATCCACACATCATCTGTGCTAACGCCAAGCCTTTCCATGTATGCGTGAACAGCTTCTACATGGTGTGATGGGCCATTCATTGCTGCATGAAATGCTTCTGTGTAGCCAGCACTTGAAAGCACTTGTGCAATGTGGGCAGCGTCTGAAATCATGGAAGAGTCACCCAAAGATTCAGTAATCAAACTGTCATCTTCGAACGACCCACCCATTAATTCTGCATTTGTATCCAGCCATCCCGAAGCAGCGCTCGCACTAAGTTGTTGAACCATGTGCGACTTCTTCATACCAGCATGGAAAGTCAGACCGCTTTGAGAGCCTAATGCAATTAACTCATTAACGCTCAACTTCATTAAATCTTTTTGATTAGCCATTGTCTTCATCTACTGGTTCGAGTTTCTTACGCAAATCGAGAATGTCGTGGAATAGCAATAAGTCCATAATCGAATAGGTTCCATCTTGCAACTCATGTAGCTTGCAGAGAGAACTGTCTTCGATTATAGGACGATGCAGAAAATATTTTATGTCGGGGAACAGGGATACTAAACTGTCTCCGGACTCGAATTCTTCTGCTCTGCCAGCTTGGATGCTTCCTCCGCCTCCAATCGTCTCTGTTCGTTGATTTCGAGCCCTTGCTTGAAAAAATCAAGGAAGTTTGCTTCGAGCACGAAAGCAAAGACATGGCAAGACAACATCAATTCGCCATTGAACTGCATATCATATAATGCAGGTTTGATTTCTTGTCCATCTATGGACGAGTGCATGCTGATAACACGCTTAAACAATTCTGTGAATACGGTATGCTCTACTTGCTGCATCAAGTATATAATATCAGCGAAGTTATATTTACCTTCGATGAATGGAAATACTCGTGAGCCTAACTTGCTTACCAACTCCGCGTGAAGAGACAGTGCAGCCGAAGCCGACAATTGTCGAACAACGACTAACACTGTTTCGCCTTTGGAGTTTGTGAATTCACGTTGAAGCAATTCACAAGCCATACTTACTCCAATTAAACGCCAATCTCCGGATAAGAACCAGTCTTAATCTGGAGGCGCTCTACAAAGATAGACCACACGTTAGACGTGAAGGACACACCACGCTGAATTGCAGGTTGCTGCAAAATAGCGCCGTTTACACCATTGACCAGCACATCACCCATCTTGTCGACAATCTGAATCTGGAGCGGTTGCCACAGAGATTTGTTGCCAGACAGACCAGTTGCCTGAGTTAACTGAGCACGGCTGTACAAGATTTCGTTCCAGTCTGCGGTTTGCAGAAGCGGGAAAGTAATAGTACCAGACAAGTCAGCCGTAGTAGCTACAGCCAACTTACCATACGCGTCAATAACAGGTAGGTGTTGAGGTGCGTTACGACGAGCAGTGATGATGGAATTACCAGAGGTAAAACCATCTACACGAGCACCGTCGATAATGAGGTCGGTATTATAGAAAGAATATTGTTTCACTTATCGCACCTTACTGAACGAAGTTGCCAGAGATAACTGCACCCTGTAATGCGCCAGAGCCAATTGCAATGAAGGAAGTGCCTTCCCAGATACGAGCACCTTTCTGAGATTGCATCAGAGCCAAGTCAGTAGACAAGACTTTGTAACCATCAGGATAGAAGTTGCCTTCATTGTCGTAACCTGGAGCAATCAGACCATTGGTCACTGCCAGTTCCAGAGCCAGGGTTACTTGCTGGTTCACCAGTGCAACACCAGTGTCCGTCCAAGGAATCTTGGTAGTGGAAGTGTAGAACAGGTTGAACACGTTAGCACGAATCTTGGAGGTTAGCCAAGAAACACCCTGCACGGTATCGAACCAAGTACCGTCAGCCATCTTGCCGTTGTAGAACATAGTGTTCCCACCAACGTTGATGAATGCGTTACCGTTAACACGCTCAAGTGCAGCAAGCTGGTTCGGGGACAAGTCAGCAGTCTTGATAGCTGGACCTTGCTTAAACGCCAGAACGAGCGAGGAGTTTGCAACGTTGAAGTTAACAGTAGATGCACGACCCAGGATAGAAATCTCTGGATATTCGTCGCCATTGTCGGAAGCATCATACACCAGCAGGGTGCGCTGTAGATTCTGCTCTTTAGCCCGCTTGAAGCTAGATTCAGCACCAGCAACCAGAATCTGTTTATCACTGTCAGCCCAGCCAAACACTTTCTCGTTTGCTTCTGCCCACTTGGCAACAGTCATTTGAACATTGCCAGCAGCACTGCCACGATATTTGCGGTCGATTGCAACGAAGAAGAAGTTGAACGTCGAGTTCAAGATTGCGTTCAGGTCTGTTCCTACAGATACTTCATCAGTGCCATGCACATATACCGGACTTGAATCTGCATCAAGTTCGAATGCTGGAGCAGCAGAGCCGTATACATCACCGATAATGGAGTTAGAGCCTTTAGACTCGGTCACAACTTTAAAGGTGCCTTCGCTATGAGTCATGGTTACGGGAATACCCGCAGCAACCAGTGCAGCGTTTGCCATAGAGGCAGCAGCATCAAAGTCAGAGGCCGAAGAGAAGTTGATTGGGGCCGTAGAATGGTCTACACCATCAACGTTAATAGACAGCACACCGTTAGTAAGCGCAGTGATAGTTCCCAGAGTTGCAGCAGCAGATGCAGTAACAGTGCCTGGAGTTGCCGGAGTAACATCTTCATGAGTGATAGCACCCACGAGGAAATACTTCGGAGTCGGTTTCTGAGAGTACCATGCCAAAGCAGCTTGGTAGATTTCACCAGATGGGAAATCGGCAGAAACAGCAGCCATGCTGGAATACTGGCGAACAGGAACACGTTCACCTGGTGCTGGAACAAACTGCTTGCTCAAGAACAGTAGCGGACCAAAACCTTCCACGGCAACAGCGTTAGGGGATACCGCGATGTTGACCTGGATGATATCGGAAATTGGAATTGCCATTTAGATTCCCTTAATTAAGATGGGTTCACCACCATCATAGAATTTGCCGCCAACACTGGCGTCAGACATTGTTCCAATATTCATTACGTCTTCACGAAGAACATTGAATTTAATTTGGATTCCTTCTCGGAATTCCCAATTTGTCTCAAGAGTTAACGAGGCAAGATTCAGTGGATTTTTGTCAAGTGTTGCAAAGCCTTTGCTCTTAAGCATAGCCTGAACATCTGGACGGAAGAAGGAGTTGTCAAACTTAACATACTCACTCCCACGACGTGAGAAGAGAATATAGAAGGTTAAGATTCGAATCCCTCTCGTAACAAATACTTCCTCACCATTTCGGACTTCGATTCGAGTTTCGTCAAAGCCCGGATTAACTGACGACACGCACTTTATTGCGGCATAGTTTTCAGATGGTCGAGGTGCGTTTACTTGCATCTCATAGGAGAAGCGCGGGACGCCAACGCAGACGTCCACAATATCCTTCATCGCCTGAATATCTTCATCGTAAATCATTTCTCTAACTCCTTAGCAGCAATGACTTCAAAGAACCCAGCTGCCTTGTAGTCAGAAACAGAAATAACTTTATAACGAAGGCCGTAGATAGTAAGGATAGACTTCATCGGCATTTCAGTTCGGGAATGTACTTGCATGAATGCAGGTTGGCGCTCTCCGACTTCTGTAGCCTTAAGCGATTGGCCGCTTACGCCAGAATCCCTGTCACCATAAGGTATGGGAGTACATCGGATGGGTTTCTTTGGAGCATATGAATCACCAACCCAATTATTTTTGTCATCGTAGTAACCTTCTTGATATACCTCAAGATACATACGAGTGGTTGTGTAGCGGTTAAATGCTCGACGCTGGTTAATCAAAACTGCGACCCAGGGCTAACCCTCGGCCCAGCAAATGCCATTCGCCGCCATTGCAAGTAACGTTGACCGTACACAGTAGACATGAAATCAGCTTCAACATATGGAATTGTTGAGATGATTCGGTCGCTAAACTCTACCTGAACATCGTCCACATCGGTACGACTAACAGGCATAGCTGGCATTGCGGCATCACCAGGCATTAGGTCATCAATTGTTGCAGACCAATGCGCTATTAGTGATGCCATAGCTGGGTCATAAAACCCACACCAACGCGATTCGATTGTCCCCATAATGAGTTTCGCATCTTCAACTAGAATATCAAAACGCTCTGGGGTCATGTCAGCCATTGCCGGATAACGTTTAACCAAATCGGTCAGTGTTATCATTTACGCCAACTTATCGTAGAGTGCCAGTTTAACGTCTTCCGGCATACCCTTAATATCAATACCATTCTTAGTCAGAATAGCATCAATGTCAGGCATGCCAACTTTCACACGTTCAACAATGGTAAGAGAACCAGCTTTGATTGCTTCTTTAACCAGGTTGACTTTGCGAGTTTTGCCAGTGCTGTAATACTCTTTAATGACAAGAGCTTCTTTACCGGTCTTAACAGAAGCACCGATATTCTCGTCATCAAGCGGAACCACTTCTTCGCGCAGTTCTTCAACTTCCGTCAGAGATGCCGTAAGAGATTTGTAGATTTCATCGTCGATTTCTACAGTTGCGCCACCAGGAATGTGAACAAAGTCCAGTTCAGATTTGCCAGACTTTCCCTTCTTGTAGAAGAAGAATTGAAGGTTGCGTGATTCGTTGTTCTTAATCTGCATTACTATTTCTCTTAAGTTATGGGCGAGAATAGTCCCGCCCTATTTATCAGATGCCGGAGTTGATAGAGATTGCTGCCGGATACATCGCTTGGAAGCCAGCAAAACGACCACGGCCAGGAACTTCATAAACCAGACCATGAAGCTGTACCGGTTGCCAGGTCAGCGGCAGAGGTTCACGCAGACGGAAAGTGCGGTTGCCCATTGCATTGCGGCAAACAACAACGAAGCAATCAGAGCCAGCATCGCCGTGACCTTTGATTGCGTTCAGACCCTTGATTTTATCGCGGGAGTTGATGAACTGGTTGTTGTCAATGAAGAATTGACCAATCGTCTTATCAGACTGCTCAGAACGTGCAGTGTTGAAGATGTACTGCTCATGCTCAACAGGCATCCAGATTTCGTCTGGGCGCATGATTTTCAGAGTGGAAGCATACATTGCAGACACAGCAGTGGTCAGGTCAGCAATAACTTCGGTCGGAGTCTTCTCGGCCCACTTGGTAGAACCCCCAGCACCAGCAGCAACAGTTGCTTTGGTAATGTCTGGGTTTTCGAAGAAGCCAACAAAGCCGTTAGCTTTATCGCCGTACCATGCAGCAGAGTTAACATACTGCTCGTAACCACGAATAGCAGCATTTGCTTTGCGAGTTTCCAGCGGGAGGCCAGTAACAGCAGCGGATGCCACTTCATCAATATCGTAGTCGAATGCAGTACCAACAGATTTAACAGGGATACTGTATTCTTTACCAGAAATGCTGGACTTCGGCAGGTCGGTTGCACGGGCGTTAATTACCTGAGCTTTACCAACATGGTTGTAAGAACGGTAGGTAAGAGTGTTTACGCCAGCACCACCAGTAGTGTCCACACCGAAAGCAGCACGAGCTTCCAGTTCTGGATACAGAGTGTCGTAAGTTTGAGCTTCAATGTGCTCAAGCTGGCGTTGAAAGAATACTGCATCGTCGTCATTCAGGACAACAGTGCCAGAATCCTGAATACGGGTGATAGCGTCGTTCAGTTCGAATTCAGAACCGTCCGCCAGTTTAATCATCTTAGGCATGTAAATTAATCCGTTTTGTTTGGTGGGGCGCAACTATTAATTGCGCCATCACAACTTAAGACTTCGGCGTAATAGCAATCTCTTTAGTTGCAGTCACGCTGGAGGTTGTTTTGTTTGTTGCCTTAACCGTGGCAGAGGTATCGGTAGTTGTCTCATTTAAGACGGTTACAGTACCATTTGCAGCCACAGAAACGCCAGTCACAGGAGGCGTAATAGCGTAGGTGTAGTCTGTTGCTGTAGAGTTACCAAACTTAAACAGTTTGTCTACAGTTACAGTGGCATCAGTAGAAGACGCATCAGCCGTTACAACTCCATCTACAGCAGACACCGTAGGTGCAGGAGGCTTAGGCTTAATCGTAATCTGTTTGGATGCAGTTACGCCAGACTCTGTTTTATTTGTTGCCTTGATTGTCGCAGAAGTGGCTGTAGTCGTTGCACTGAGTACAGTCACAGTGCCGTTTGCCGCCACAGAAACACCAGTCACGGGAGGTGTAACAGCGAAGTTATAATCTGTTGCCGCAGAGTTCTCAAACTTAAACAGTTTGTCTACAGTTACAGTTGCATCAGAGGCAGATGCGTCCGCAGTTAAAGCCCCTGCAACAGCAGATACTGTAGGAGCTGGAGGTGGCGTTACGGCTTTGGGACTACGTTAATCATGACCGGGACAACATCACCAGCGGAAGCCGGATAACGCAGGGCAGTCAGGTTGGTTGCTTTAGTATAACCAGCACCAACGCCACCAAATTCACCTTTAGTGGATACGCCGATGTTCTTGTCGGTGATTGCGGTTTTCAGTTTGACCATGATTGGGCCAGACAGCATAACACCCAGGGGCCAGCCAACTTTAATAGCAACAGTGCCGTCACCAGGACGAGTAGCAGATTCGATGTTAAGCTGGCGCATGGTAATGCCCAGAACAGTGCCGTCAGCCTCAATACCAGGCTTAACCTGATTAGAAGCCGTGCCTTGAACAACAGCCAGACCAAAGTTTGCCATTTCTTCTTCGGCAACGTAAGTCAGGCGCTGGGAGTTGGTGGTAGCCAGGCCATATTGTTCACCTGCATATGCTTCACCAGTATTAATAGACCAATCTTGCTTTGGCATTGTCTTACCTTATAAAGAGTTGAAGCGTTCTAAACGACGTTTGTTAGCTTCTTCGGAAATAGAAACTTTAGGTTTACGAGCTTCTGAATCTTTCTTAGCAGCGAATTGCATAGACTGATTCAGGGCATCTCCTAAAGTAATGGAATCGCAATCTTCAAGAGCTGCATCGAAACGGGCGGAGATATAGTCTTCGCTCTTATCGCTGAAATCCTTGTCATGCAATTTATTAACTACAGCCAACTTAATTTCTGCATCGGTCTTGCCGGAGAAATCTAGGTTGGAGAACTCGTCGCCAAGACGGGCCACATCAACAAGCAATGCTGTACGAGCAACTACACGTTTGTCTACCTCAGCCTGAATGGCTTCATCGGATAGTCGTGCAGTTTCTGCATCAGCAAGTTTCTGCTCAAGGACACTAATCTTGTCAAGCGCTGCATCACGCTCTGCTTCAACAACGTCAAAGGTTGCCTTATCAACAATGGCAATCTCTTCACCAGAGTCACCAATGCGAGTAGTCTGAGCACGACCACGAACAACAATTGCAGCATGGTTAGGGATAATGCGGACTTTATCGAAGTCGGCTTCATCATCTTCTGATACAGCCAGTTCAGCATTATGGCCCAAGGAGATTTGGTCAACACCAGAATCAACTAATCGAATAGCTTGCTCGTCATTCAAAACGATTGACGCAGCCAAGAAAGAACCGTCTGCAACTGGACGCCCTTCGATGAACCCTTTCTGGAGTTCTTTGTTGTTCTTGATGTTAACATCATTTTTCGGATGGCCGATAGTAACCGGAATTGAACGACAGCCTTCGATGGTTGCTTCGTCAAATAATACTTCCGGCTTGGTACGAACACGGCAAATAGATTCTGGGTCCAGATGTTTTGCAATTTCACCAAGTTCTTTAGCCTTGTACAGCATGATGCCGGTACGGGCGATGGTGCATTCTGCAATCATTTCGCCAGAGTCACGTAAACGACGGGTCGTTAAAGTAGCCTTGTCGTTCAACAAAACTACTTCATTCACGGTATCTTCGTCGTTAAGCTGAACCAGGTTTTGGTTTTGCTTCACTTGCGTTACCCTTTTGGATGTTAGGAGGATTAGGATTTGGTTTGCCAAGGTCACAAGTTCCGAACACGCCCGAATGGAACATGACTTCGTTTGCAACTTCGGTAGTAATAGTACCGTTGTTAACCAGTAGGTCAACAGCAAATGCCAAATCTTTAGCTCGCTTCGCTTTCTCAACATTGGATTCAGGGAAGATATCTAACCATTCGTAGTCATATTCTTCAATGCCAAAGTGCGCTTGGACAATCTTGTCTACCACATCTAAACGAGGGTCGAACACAGAAGTCTGCAAGCCTGTCAACAAGTCGATATAGTTTACGAGGTCAGATTCGCCCGTAGCATTCATACCGTCTGGAGATGCAGAAAGGAAACGTGTAGCCGGAATACCAACTGCGGCAGCAACTATCTTCAAGTATTCCCAAATCAAATCTTTCACACCAGATAGTGCAATTGACTTGGTGTCATACTTCTCAGTATTGTCGAGAATTAAGACGTTATAAATACTCTTTGCCAGCTTCATAAGTTTGAAGCGCTTCATCACAGCAGCTTCACCTTCCGGTGATGTAAGCAGAGATTGTAAGCCTTCAACAGTTACCACATCAATGGTGGCTTCCTGAGCAAGGCTGGCAGCAGCAGCAGCAGTTGTATAGAATTGGTCAATCGTTTTCAGCAGTGGAATAAGTACCGAATCGGAATACCACATGTTACGTTGGAATTCAAACAGTGGCAGTTCAGTACCCTCGAACCGAAGAAAGCGAGTGTAGTGGATATAGCCGGGATACCCAGCCAAAGTGTAATACTCTGGCAAACCATAGTGAGGACTCAAAGGGTCCAGAACCATAGTTCCTGCGGCAAATAAGCGTGAGCGGTCAATAACTCTCATGGATTTAATACATCCAGTCTTCAAGTTATCCAGACGCAATGGTGTATCAAGTTTACCCGTACCTTTTAGGTCGAGCAGAACAAATGAAGTCCCATACAATCTGGCCCATTGATATGCCTCACGGAACAGCTTACGAATACGAAGTTTCTTATCCGCTTTGCGTCCTTCTTCACTATCAATATGTCGCCACTTACGCGTCATATCTTGAGGAATAACGGTACACACTTTCTGTGCCACCCAATCCTCACGGAAGCGGTTCATAAGTTCGCGATAGTTCGCGTTCTTGTTTGAGAAAGTCCACTGGTTAAAAGTAGACTTATCTGCCTGACCGCCCAACCCCGTTACAAGGTTTTCTAACCCATCTGCAACTTTAACAGAAAGATTGTTTTTCTTCTTGGAAGTCATTATTTCTTCCTTAGAATAGTTCCATTACCCTTAACAATTTGAATGTTGTCGGAGGTGTGGAGTCGCAGATTTGACTCGTGCTTTAACTTAACACAGTCGCTCTCTGTGGTAGAAACTGCCTCAACCACGCACAAAATGTTTCCTTCCAAATCTTGAATCTGGAAGGAATTGTTCTTGCGTGAGCGGGCATCTAATCGAGTGATAACCGCCATATTTACATCCATGCGGAGTAGTTGGCACTTGGGCCAGAGAATTCGATTGCAACCATATCTGAAACGTTATCGACACAATCGTCGTGTCCAGTACCACTACCCAAAGAAGTGAATCCAAGTATTTCACGTCTAACATGGTCAATGTGTTCATGACCAGCAGGGAAGAATATTCTCTTTTGCGAGAAATATGGGATTGCGTTAAGGAATCGAGTTACCTTGTCATTACCATTGATGCCATCACGAGGCAGCGGTAAAACTCGGACACTCCCATCTCTAATAAATTGTTGATTCAAGAATTGTCCAGCAGACTTGTCTTCCATGTACAGTGCACGAGGAATACAACCTACACACTTCAAATCCAACTTGTTGCATTTGTTCCAGAAGTCGATGATAGCAGTCTTGAGTTCTGGAGTTTCGAACTTACCGAGCATAATATCTAAACAATAAACATCACGCTCTTTAGTCACGCCCCAATGCTTAAGGACCGAATAATCAGAATAGGATTTGGCAGTTGATGCCGTATCCGCTGTAATAAAACTTCTGACTATGCGACTTCTGTCGAAAACGTCTGGTTCATACTCTTGCCACCAATCTTCTTTGATAAGGCCGTGGCCTTGTGCAGATGGGTCGCCAGCATACTGTGAATTGTATGTATATGGGTTAGACTCTTTCATTGCCTCCAGAGATTCTAAACTCTTACGTGAAGGCCATAATGCAGACTTCTCTTCCTTCCTGTTCAAATTGTACAGAATGGGAATAGCATGAGTGTAGTTCTGCTTCTTGATTAACTTATCATACCATTCAGCACTTCCAACGCCCTTCTCAATAATCGCTGGGATATTGAGATAATGGTATTTGTCGGAAGAGCCGCCACGGAGTATGTAACCAACTAAATCCTGGTCATGAACTCGCTGCATGATGATAACCATTGGTGTACGGGCACACTTAATTTGGTTTCCGTACGAATCAGTTATGCAACCATCGTTGGCAAGACGGGACATAAAGGTGTTATCAAATCGGTCGTTGATTTCTGCTCGAACTGTGTCAGAGTAGGCATCTTTTGGTTTGATAACGTCATCCACCACGAAACAACCGGAGTATTTTGCAACAAGAAGTCCAGCACCTTTACCAGTCAGCTTACCACCAGTAGGTACTGCGTGCATAACTCCAGCTTTGGTTGTACCCCAGCGCTCAAGTGAACGTTTGTTGGGGTCGATTCTCACCTTCGGAAATATGCGTTGGAACAGTGGGTCCATCATTACAGCACGGATGTAACCACTCGATTCAAGAACAACGTCTTCTGCATACGAGGTGATAATGTTATGGCTTGATTCATTGTGGCAAAATGAATACAAGGGCAATGCAATACTCATGAGCTGAGTCTTAGAGTGTCGTGGAGGAATGGTCACTATTAAGCGGTCAATCTCACCATCAACAACCTTTTGACCAACACTGAATATTACATCGTGAAAGTCTTGTGCTTGAAATGGAAATCCCATCTGAATATGGAACTGCCATTTACCAAAGGCTTCGAAACTTTTCATCAAGATTTTGCGAACACGCTCTGCAACCTTGGCAGGGATTACAGTTGGGTCCACATTGTGTGGGTCATGCAGAATCTTGTCTACAAGTTCCTCGGTGTTATCATGCTCCGAGTTTGGCTCCTCTAATGTGGAACCTGCAACACGGTCAGTAACACCTGCTTGAATACCTTTCTTCAACTCATCTGCATAGGCAGTTGAGTCTTTCCTGTCGCCAGAGCGAAGACGCTCAAGTTGTGCTCTGAAAACGGAACGCAGTACAGCATCGTTTTCAAGACCCTGGCCTTCTAACTCTGCTTGAATTTGTTCTTCATAGCTGTCAACTATTGCAGTATTTTCTGAAATATATCGACGGAGCAATGGCAAAGATAGAATACAGAATCTTTCTCTTGAGACTTTTAATACGTCACCGTAGTGTTTGGCAAGATACGAGGCTACTGTATCATTAAACTCCGGCCCGAGGTCATCAGTCTTTGACATTGATTCGTTCTCTTTGTTTTTAATCACAATCCACTAATGGTTGAGTTTGCACGGGATTGATGCGAATGATGCTGCCCAAACCAGAATCAGCCTTTAAATACAGGCGGTTTAGCGGCATATATGAATCACAGATAGGACATTGCTGCGTTATGAAATCATCTTCTGCAATTTCATAGTGGCAGTTAGGGCATTGTATTGTGCGCATAAGCGACTCCGAATAAGATAGGAGGCCAGATAGCCTCCCTAATTACGCGTGTCGCTTAATATTTAATATCGCTCCAGGCCATATCTTTATAGAAATCTTCCAGATATGCTTGGGTAGAACCAACAACCACCACAATCTTAAATGGCAGTATCAGCGGCTTAACAGCCGACATTAAATCTTCGCGCCCACGCTTGATACGTTCGACGTTCTTGATTGTGTTTTCACCATGAGGAAGCATGAAAACGATAACATCCGCACCTGTTTCGTTGCGAACTGCAAGTGCACGGGTGAGATAAGTCCCGCCACCAGTGGAGGTGACATTAGACTTGAGGTATGCAAATTTAACTTTGCGGTTATTTACTACAACAGGTGAGGACAGTTTCATTTCAGATAGGTTCCAGATTAATAATCGTAGGTGTCCCAATACTCTTGCAGAGATTCAGAATACCAGGACCAATTATCAACTCCGCCAGCTTCCAAACATTCACGCCATAAGGCATCTTTGTCTGCTTTCTCTTGGAGTTGTTTTAGCTTGGCCTTAAACTCTAAGGCCATTTCATTATCTTCCGCATTGAGGTGCGAAAGAAGTTCTTCTAACTGCTCTAACATGGATGCTCCGATGGTGCTTATTTGTGGTGTTAAGCGTCGCGAATGGTCAGACTTTCTGGAATATGTGGTCTTTCATGCTGACCAAGTTCCACACGACCAGTTGAGCCAAACCCACCTTCGCCACGACCAGTTGCATTCAGGCGGTCAACTTCGACGAAATGGTGTTGAGTAGCTTTACTAACTTGCACCTGACAAATACGTTCACCTGGCTGAACCACAAAGGCTGTGTCCGAGTCGTTGTGCAGCTTAACCATAAGATTGCCACGATAATCGGAGTCCAGAATTCCTGTACAGTTTGCCAGGCGGATGCCAGACTTAAAGCCATGACCAGAACGGCTATGCACTTTGAGTTCGTATCCAACTGGAATCTCGAACTGGAGGCCAGTATCGAAAACAGCAGAGCAGCCGGGATTGATAACAACAGTGCTATCGGAGATAGTGCAAACGTCAGCAGCAGCAGCGCCAGCAGTAGCGTACACAGGTAATTTCGCATTAGGATGCACTCGCTTTACAGCAACAACTTGAGTCATACAAGACATGATTATTTCTCTACTTGATAAGTTACGCGTTCAATCCAGTTGAACACTTTGAATACAGAATCACCCACTTTACCATCAACTAAATGTTCGTCCACTGTTACGCGGGTAGGTGTGTCTGGGAGGTTGATGTATCTGCGAGAATCGCCCGTGAAATCAAAACCATCACGATGCAAACGCACAATGAGGACAAAATCATAAGCAGACTCAATGGCAACGACTTCATCACCAAAACCGCCATCGGGATAAATGACATTAATAATGCCACCCATACGCCCCGCGAGTTCTTTAACACGAGCAGCTTCAACCTTACCGAAGTAGTCTTGTCCGTGGCGAGGCTTATACACATCTTCGCTAACGTGAATAAGAGCCTGACGAGGTGTTCTGCCACCAAGACCTGCAAGGGAGATAGAGTCTTTGAGGTCACGGTCCGAAGCGTAGTGGATAAACTTGTCCACATCAACTTGAAAGTGTTTGGCAGTATGCTCATACAGTGCATCCTTAAACTGGTGTTTAATGAATTTGCGTTTGCCAAGGAAGTAGGGTTCCTCAGCAGCAACAATCTTATTTGCAATGGTGTCTTTGCCGCAGCCAGGAGGTCCATTAAGAATAACAGCCAGTCGCTTAATCAAAACTTTCCTCACTTTTGTCTGCACGTAAACGAACGAGTGACGGGAACCGGAACTTACCAGCTTCTGTCTTCTCACGATACCGAACTTGCATAATCGAACCAACTAGCTCGTGGCGATGTTCCCACAACCACTTACGAATCAATGTGTTAGATTCTGGAACACCGTGGTCTGCCAGGCAATCTTTCACCATTGAGCCAGCACTGCCGTAGTTCGAGGAGATAGAACCACACATACCTTTAAGAGCACCAGTACCTTCTTTCATACCAGTAATCTTAACATCGGCGTATTTATATGGTACAATCTTCCACCACTTACCTTTTGCATCACGGACAATGATACCTTCATGACCAAGCGCCAGATATTTATCCATCAATGCCTTAAGGTTTTCATTGCTTGGGTCCTTGCACCAGCCGATGTACAAGCGTGGGTCAACAGCACCATCACTCAACTCATAAACGTTTTCTTGCGATAACGGTATGGTCGGAGGGTCGATACGCCCAAGGATAGATGAAGTCTCGTTCCAGGAACCGCGAAAGATTTCTGCATCTTTAAATTTGAGATGGTCACAGTGAGGGAGAGGTTTAGAGTTGCGGCTCCATACCTCACCAGAAGCATTACGAATCGCTCGTATGCCGTCAATTTTGATGTACAATTCACATCGACCACGAATAAGACAGTTTGGGTCTTCCCAGTCATGTGCGTGAGCCTTTGTATATCTTGTACCGTCAGCGAGGAGCTTAATAGACATTAAGATTCTTTCTCAGGTATTCTCGGACAGCATTCTTACGTCCGATTTTGGTTTTAGGAACTGGTTCTATTTTAGCAAGATTGCACTTGGCAATTTGCTCTTCGTCAGACAATTTGGCAAATGCAATACACTTCTTCTCAATGACTGCATCACGACGTGATACCCCATATCGCTCCATGTATGTAATAATGCCGTGACAATCTTTACACAGCAATTCCAAATCTTCTGGCTGAACCAGTAGAAGGTTGTCCACAAAGCGGTGCAAGTCTTCCAACTTAAGGAGGCCACCAACTTGAACTTTGTGGTTTACTTCAATCTCTTTGAGCTTATACAACTTCTTGCAGTGGTAACATTGAATGTGGAAGATTGGTTTCTTTGAGTCACCGACCTTCAATGCAATGCGTCGAGATTGTATTAGCGCGAGTTTGCTTGGGTGCTTAGACCAAACACTTCGAATAGCAGATTGGAGCCAAGATACAAACTTGGCTTCCGTTCCACAATAACCGTAAGCCATTCCAACTCCAATTATTTCTGGAGGTACTCTTCTTGAGTGAGGATACGATTCTCTTTAAGGTCAAAGTATTCGTTAATGTTCTTGTAGTGCCACAAGCGAACACAATTGCCCTTTTCGACTTGATGGTGCATGTAAACAAGACGACCTACTTTGAGTAGTTCTTGTTCCCAACCATCACCAAAGCGCATGATATATGCGCCAATAACTTTCTTCAAACCTTCTGCATAGGAGGTTGTACCATCCAGCATCTCGAATGAAGCAACTGCACCAATTCCATCACGACGGAAATAAGTCTCTCCGGCTTTGGCACCAGTTTTGTAAATTCTTTCTTCAAGAACTCCGCAACCCATAACGTTATCCGTTGAGTCGCCAATAAGCAATTGATGCAAGAAGAATTTAGGGCCATTGCCCTTAACTTCTTTCTTCTTCGACTTGCCATTGTCCTTGATGATTAGTTTGAGTTCGCCGTAATCCTTTGGAGTTACAACCTTCTCACCAATACCCTGGGTTTCTCGTTCCCATTGGTAGTGTTTAATTACCGGACCAGCACTACCGTTCTGCCCGATTTGTCGCAAGTCTTTGTCCAACGACGCAATCCAGACTTCATCATATGTGCAAGGACCAATGCGCTTGAGGCTCTTAATCTCATTACGTTTGCCCATTATCATTTCGTATTCATGACGTGCGAATACGGCAAGGAGGTCATCTGCTTCCAGACCCTTCATCCACACACCGTTCCAGGCAACCATAAGGTGTGCTTTCGCATTCTTCAAGTTTTCTGGTCGCCAAACATCATCACGGTTGCCTTTGTAATTCTCGGCAAGAACGTTACGGAATGTTTTGGATGGTGAAATGCAGGTGACTACTTCTGTAGCTCCTACACGTTTCGCAAGGAATTCCATCTTGGAATCCATTGACATTTGAATCTTAGCAAAGTTAATATCTTCTGAATCTTTGCCGTATTCCTCAGCAGCACAGTGACTGAATGCAACCATGTCGCCGTCGACCAGCAACAATACTCGTTTCTTACTCACTTTGGTAAGCTCCAAATTAAAGGCTCCCGAAGGAGCCATATTTATAATTAGAACGGCATACCCGTACCGCCAGCAGCGCCACCCTCCGCTTCACGCTGTGCTTTTGCAGCAGCCTGTGCTTCCAGTTCAGCTTTCATAGCTGCATCGACTTCTTCATCAGAAGCCTGATTCGGTACAGCGCCTTCATCAGCAGGTTTACCGCCTAATAGTGCAGACAGCTTAGTCTTGTAGAAATCAACACCGGAAGTAATACGGTTCTTGATTGCATACGGAGATTCGCCACCTGGCAGTTTGTTGAATACTTCTAAGTCCGGCTCAGACATGTCAAAGAAGACAGTCGGATTGACCAGAGCTTTAGCTTCTTTCTTCTCTTTAGATTTCATCGGGGAGAAGGTAGCAACTTTGTTTGCGACCTGGCCAGCATTCTTACCTGACTGCTTGGTATATTGAACAATGCCAACAATCAGAGGTTCACCAAGCCAATCTGGCAGGTTCTTGGCAGGATGGCCCTGAATGCCTTGTTCCAGATTAGGTTTAACTTCCAGTGCATCAATCGCTTTAGCGAATTTGTAGATGTGGGAGTTCTCACCCATGAAGCCGTCAGCATTATAGGTAAACTCAAAGTCAAACCAACGCGGCTTGTCTTCAAGATTCTTCGCCATCATGATGCCGTCATCTTCGTCTGGGTCTTGTACCATGACCATTTTACCTTCACTGTCAACTTCTTTCATGTACTCGTCGAGCAGTTCGAAAGTCACCAGAAGTTTCAAGGACGGAGTAGGATATTTAGCAGAACCAGGCTGTAAGCCCAGGTCGATAATACGGCAAACACGAGCAGGATAACCACCCGCTTCCAGTAATGGTGCAGCAGAAGGAGTCTTGTTCGAGGCCAGTGTAGGAGCAGCAAATGCCATTTTGAGTACCTTTAAATTTCAGTTTAGGAATTAATCGACTTGCAACACAGCAAGACGGAAGTCATATCCAACTAATGCTTCGGTCAGCTCTTCAATTGAAGACGTTGCCGAAATTAATGTTTGGATGTTTTTGAATGTCTCATCATTAAATGCTTGAGACTGTGGGTCAGACGAAGCGAATACTTTGTCCTTAATCTTTTCAAGGAACGCCATTACAGCGTCCTTTGCAGGAACTTCGGAATCAGCAGCAAACATATGATGCTCTAATTCCTGCATATCGAAAATTGAATATACAGTTTGCATTAGTGAATCTCTGCGTAGTTATCGCCAAATTGTACATCACATGCACAATCACGATTGAGTTTAAGTTCTTTGTTGGTTCGGTCCATTGCCTCATTAAGCAAGTCCGTCCACAAATCACGGAAGCCTTTCTTAACTTGGAGAATCAATTCGTCGTGGAATTGTCCGGACAGAAGTGGGTCACAGCCCCAACGTTCGTTACAAATTGCAATGATGTTGTTACACCAAACATCAAACACATATGCACCAGTACCCTGACACAATGTGGAGAATCGGTCTTTCTCTGTGCGCAACGAATACCAGAATTTGTTTACTGGATTCTGTTGCCACATCTGGCCATCAACTGTGATAACTTTGGTGTTCGCAGCAATCTCTTTAATAGACCAGTTCAAGTCCCAATATGCTTTATGTAGTCGTGCAGCAGTAGTCTGGTCACAGCCAGCAGAACGAGCTACAGTTGGTACGCCAGCACCATACTGACAAGCATAGTTTGTGGTCTTAAACATTGGACGTTGTTTACACTTCTTAATTCCATCCTTGTGGTCCTGAGATTCCTGTTCAGTAATAAATCCACCAATCACGCCAATTGCAAGGTGAGCATCATAGTCTGGTGCCAACTGCTTCTTAACGTATTCAGGGTCATACATCCACTGGAAGTGGTGTTTACAACGGTCTTCCAGAGAACACAAGTCAGAGCCTAACTGTTCGTAGTCTTCGCGCCACGCTTCCAACATTGAACGCAGTTCTTCACCGCCAAATACACGAATAGAAGGGAGGTTAACAAGTTCGCGATGTTTAAGGCGTAAAGTATTGGTAAGGCCACCACATCGTGCAGTAAGGAACCCATCTTCATCGACGTCGCGAAGGAAGCCATTAACAACAGACAGACGGTGTTTATACACGCCCATCCCAATAAGATGTTGAATACCAGAGTCGGGGTTTCTTTCCGCCAGCTTATGCAAGCTCGGACATATTTCAGGATTGCCATCTTCATCCTTCACAGTGATTTGTGGAATCTGGCGAGTTTCACCTGTTTCCTTGTTGCGGTCAAACTTAAAGGTTTCTGGTTCCCAGCCCAGGCTGAACAACCAATCTTTAATTTGAACATGTGAACCAGCATTAGGCTTCTTATAGCCTTTAAGAACTTTGATAGCTAAGTCTGGGTCTTTCCAGTCCAAACCGTTTGCATCACAAATAGCCTTCCACTTAATTCCAGTGGCAGACAGTTGCCCGTTCATCTTGTGGCATTTAGCTGGACGGGTTTTGATAACATATTCCGGAACACGAGGCATTGATGCTTCCAATGCGTCCGTCTTCTCTTTAATCATTGGCTCCAGCTTGGCTTTAAATGCCAATGCCTTCTCAATGTTTAACTTCCAGCGAGTACGTTGCTGAATAACTTGTTGACGAGCTTTTGTCATTAAGTATTCAACGAAGCGCTTAACTTCGCTAGGAGATTTATAAATCTTCAAGAGTTGAATGTATTGCTGTTCCCACAGCTTCAACTGAATCTTGCAGTCTTCCATCACACGATGGTTGTATTCTTCTTGAGTTTGATTTTCCCAATCTTCAATGACTGGTTTTGGCACACCAAACTCTTCGCCGTAACCCTCTAAACCGTGCTTAACACGACGAGGTTGCAGATACCAACTGATAAACAAAGTATCAATTAGTGTACATTTTGAAACGTCGTAGCCAAGGAACCTCAGTGCTTCAAAGTCAAAGGTTGCGCCGTTGTGCATGATTAATGTTGGGCCTGTGTCCAGAAATGCCTGGATAGATTTTCTGTCGGTCCACTCTATTACAGTTTCTTCACGAGTCAGAACATCAATATATCCGATGTTGTGAAGACGTGGTGCAGCTTGCTTTCGCATTTGCTCCAACAGACCAGTTGTTTCAATGTCACTGGCATACATATTTTCCCAAGGATACAACACAGTATGGCTCCAATGGATTGGTGAGGGCTACGCTGGTGGGCGGACCATGCAGCGTAGCAGCTCTGTTATTGATGAGGACCGTTCTTCTTAGTAAGTTGAACAATCTCTTTAGTTTCGAACAGAGAGTCATCCCAAGAACGTTGAATAATTCGACCAGATTCGGTGTCATAATACGTCTTGAAGCCTTCTGTTTTACCACTCTTACGAGCTTTGATGGAACGAATAATAGAGCAGTTTGGGTCAACTGCCTGGCTATTACGCTCAAAGCCGAACATACCATGAGAATATTTAGCAGCAGCACGGGAGCCAGTAAAGTCTGACTTCTTAATACGGCCACCATCCTCATGAGGTCGTTGACCTTTTGCCACAGGGTTAAGGTGCGACAAGATATTCACATGGAACTGGTATTGGTCTGCCAGCTTAGTAATATCTGCATACAGCTTACCTAAGAAGTCGTTCTTCTCTGAGGCAGAAATCCCTTCCGATAAGTAGGTTAAGTTATCAAGGACAAACATATCAATGTCTGGTCCAATCTGACGAAGAATCGTCTTTAACCCATCCCAGGTTTCATAAGGGTCTTCTCCGGCTTGCTTGCGGTCCCAAATCTCCATGTTACGAAGCATCTTCGCAGCAGTTTGACGGAACTTAGCTTCATCATATCGAGGGTCTTCACGAGTAAACGCAGGTTCCCAATATGGCAAGTTGTCATTAAGGCCAGCCATTCGGCGCAATGTTTCTGTAGGAGTTTCCTCCATGTATGCAGTAAACACTCCCCAATCGTGCTTGGTAATGTTGTGATGCACAATCTGACGGGACAGCGTAGTTTTACCACCACCTTCTGCACCACCGATTGTAATAACTTCGGCTCGACGTTGACCAAACATTAGGTCGGTTAACTTGGGCCAAGGATAATCCACACCCTGTTCAACCTCGTCATCAAGTTCCTCCATAAGAAGTTCTTTGTTGACAAGTGCTGTAGGAAGAGGACGAGCAGCACGGAATACAACAGCAGATTGAGTAGCTTTCAGCAAGCCACGCTTCAAACAATCGTTGGCATCGTTAGCTGGAAGTGTTGCAATCATTGCACCAGGCAACAATCGACACGCTTCTTTTGCAGCTTTACGTCCAGGCTCATCATCATCAAATACGATAACAACCTGCTCCCAACGCTGCTTAATTTCTTCTGCAACTGGTGACAAGCATTTGTGTACGGAATCACTTCCATCACTCAAACTAATTACAGCAAAATCCAAATCTTCATATGCACCACCACGGTTCATAGTTTTGAGGATTTGACGCAATGCGATGCAGTCTTCTTCACCTTCTGTGATGAACAGTGTCTTACCGCCAATTGCTTTTGCAGCCATCCAGTTGTAAGGGTCGTTACCCTGGGTGTCGCCAACCGACCACATAACTTTCTTGTTCAGAAGTTTAATCTTCCAACGAACAAGTTTACCATTTTTGGTATAGCCATGTGCCAGAGCATTTGGAGTCTTCCCATCATACTCTGAATACAGAAGTCGAACACCAGCAGCTTTCCAAAATTCCGGCTCAATGCTGCGATGGGTTAAATCAAACGGAGGACAAGCAGTGATTTCATCAACTTCTTCCTGAATTTCTTCTGGAGTTTTGACCTTAATCTCTGGAATGTTCTCCGGATTATTGCCATAGGGATTTGGTACTAGAACGCCACACGCAAAGCAGTAACCAGAGAAGTTCTTATTACCAGCTTCATCGACATTCAACCAAACCTGTAAAGACTTGCCAGATGTGGATTTACAGTCTGGTACATCGTGCTTAATCTTAGCCACACATTGCTTGACGTTCATTTATTTATTCCTGGTTGGTCAGAGCCTTCCAACAAATTGGGAACAGTTCTGACATGATTTTATTCACTTCTTCCGCAAACAAGCGAACTTCGTATTGCGCATGTTCGGAGGAACGTTGATTATACATAGATGCCCAGCCATAAAGTGAGCCAGTCCAAATCCATTCAGTCATCATGGATTGTGGAAGAACCATGCGAGCTTGCTCTGGGGCAATCCCCAAACCAATTAACGTTTCATACTCTGCGATGCAAGCCTTGTTATGACTTTCCATGCGATAATGAATATCGTCAGCAAAATCTTGTGGCAACGGTTGTGCAGTCTGAGTCATCAACTTCTCAGGACGACCGAGTACAACATCTGGTACAAAGCATTCAATCGAGATTGCTTCACCATCTTTGTAACGACGGCTAACCTCATTCCAACTAAAGCCAGTTTGATGTTTGCCGAGCTGACGTGCAATGAAGATTGGAGCTTTGCAACGCAATGTTACCTGTGCGTGGCGAAACGGCGTAATGTGCTTATGCTTTGCAAGAAACTCAATCAGCCTCTCGTCACGTAAAGATATTTCATGCGATTCTGCACCATAAGAAACTCGTGCAGCATTAACAGTTGTGAGGTCGCTGCCCATGTGGTCAACGAGTGTTGCAGTAATCATTTGCTCTCCGGTTCATATGGTGGGAGATTAATTAGCTCCGCACCATGATAATGGTATTATTTTAATGACGCCTGAATTTCTTTCATCGACGCATTTAGTACAGAACGCTTTTCATATTCGCGTTGATTGTACGTGTTTGTCAGTGCTTCCGCAGCTTCTATTGACAAGATTGCAAAACCACCAAAGGCATTGCGAACTTCTTCAATATCCATGTGCAGGACTTCACTGGTAATTTGGCTGGCTATTACGGCCTTATAAATCTCTTCGGCAATTTCAGCAGTTTTCATGTTTCTCTCCAGTTAAAAATTTAAGTAAGTGTCCTGACGTGGACTATTACGAACATTACAAAACATTGGCTTAAATGATGTTTCCACTGCGGCCAAGACACTTATTAAATTTGATTCGAACCGCCCAAGTGAATCAGCCTTGTTTATGGGGACCATCGGGGAAAAGTATAAACCCGCTTAATGCTCGCATCATGTTTGAACATTAAGAACCCTCGACTTGCATATTTCATGTGTATAGGAACATAGTCTGGATTTTGAATCCAACTAACTTCGGGATGAGGAGTAACCCAAACGAAAGCCTGAACTTTCTTTCTGCACAACACAATCAGCGCAACTAAGCCGTATCGCTACGGTATGCCAGACGCTCTCTTGAGCCTTTTGAACAGAGGCATAACTGTTGGAGGAAATTGGCGGGCACGTGACTGACACTTTGCACATCATGGAAGACGTTTTGCAACACATCTTCTAGTGACTGACATTTGCACTAGCCCATTGTTCGGGGGATTCACTGGAATCGAACCAGTCAGGTCGTTTCACCACGGTCAAGCCCGTACATACGAAAATCCCATTGAATTTGGTGGCCGATACGTTGGCCAGACGCTGTGGCCTTTACGCGGCCAACGTGCCATTAATGCTGGCAAGACAGAGCTAACGTTCTCAAGCACTTTGTCTAGGTATGTTCCCGGCCACTGTTCTAGGAAGTGACTACCTGAACTTTCTCGCGTTCAATACGAGGCAGCAATTTTAATTGTTATGCCCAGAGCAATTGCAGGAGTTACACCTGCCATACCACAAGTGGCTAGAGTCTCGTTATTTAAAGTCGCGCACTCCCTCGACTTGTTCACTCACTGTCGGGTAAGTTGAGAACACTTTTGTGCCCACGTTTCATTGTGGACTAAAATCTGTGTTTTGGTTTCGCGTGATAAGATTTTCACTTCTGCAACATTCAAATAAATTGGTTGTGCAATCAAGCAGTAATCACTTACGAACCCACTTTGAGAGCAACTCACTATCGACATTGCTATCAGAACTGCTAGACACTTCTTTCTGAACATGCGATTTAATCTCGATAGATTCTTTTAATGAATCTAGTTGCTTCTCTGTGGCTTCCTGACGCTCCTCGGCTTTGCCTGAGCTTTTGCCTTTGAGGAACACTGCAATAAGAATACCAAATGCAGTCAGGACGCCAAGAATTACTGATTTAAGCTGTTGCATAAATCACCTTAGATGGCACACGCACCGCTTGAGCAGTCATTATCGCCAGCACCAGGAACGATTGCTTCTTCGTCCTGCTTCTTCTTGAGTTCTTCAATTGCTTCTTCGGCAGCACCGAAGTCCAAATTGTCTAGTGCATCAATGTCCATGAGGACTCCATGTTATTGTTGAAAGTGGGTGGACGAGGTTGGATTCGAACCAACGACACATCTGTCGAACAGATTGCTCTACCTGACTAAGCTCTGGAGCAGACCTTCTGAGCTACTCGTCCAAATTGGGTGGGTTTTGATAACGCAGGTTTTCCCGAACTGCGAGGCTTGTAGAATCTGTGAGCCGCCTACTGTGTTTTGACATAACGTGGGATTGATGGTCCCGACTCACTTCATCTCAGGTACGAGGCACTACTTTGCGAGTGCAAGCAGGTGTTGAACCCAAGTACCAACAGGCAACCTAACTTATCCCACCTTTGTGGGCATCATTGGTTTGAGCAGTTTATTTCCATGCTCAGGGCAACTCACTTTAGGGTGAATTAGGTTACGCAGTGCAGCTTCGAAGTCGCTGCCACAGGCTTGAGATTCCTGTGTGGAGGGAAATCCAGAGGAGCACTTCCTCAAGGAGTTACGTTTCAAATTGGCATAGCTTCTCACACTAAACCAATTGAAGACATTCCAGTGTGCTCGTCCGTCCTCTAGAAATATCCAACTGCATAATTAAGTTTGTACTCTGGTAGGAGATGCCACATAATATTTTAGGCTCCGCGCTCTCCAACACTACCAATCATGAGTGCACCAATCTTGGCGAACAACACCAGAATACAAATTAATAATTAAGTTTGTACTCTGTCACATCCCCACGCGCACTGGAGGACTTAAGCCTGCATTGCATCGCAGAATACAAATTAATTATTGCTCCGATTTATTAATCACATCTCGAAGCCACAATGCGCCAAATTTGGTTACGTGGGATTGGAAGACCACGGAGAGGACTTAAATTTAATTAAGCCGCAACTCGCATTTCAGAATCATTTGCATTTATTTTAAATGAATAAAACAGTCGCAATAACTTCGGGCAGTTTAGGCCCGTCGTAAGACTCAGAAAACTACTTCAATTTGTACACAACAAATTTCCCAACATTGCCTTCCGTCGAAGGCTCATGCACTGGTGTTTGAATTATGCACAAATTGAAATAACTTCAATGAACACTCTCGTCTGGGCCATGAGCTTGGGCATCGGCCTTCCTCCCAACTCTAATCACAAGAATGCTCATTGAAGCCCACTCTTCCTTTCAGAGTGGGTTCAAGGCAGCACCGGAAAACTTCCAGTGCACGCCAGATCGATTTAGCTTAGTCTCTCAAGTTTGCCATCGGCAACTTAGAATACCGGAGCTTCTTCAACAGCAGCTTCGGCAGCTTCGGCAACACTTGCGTCAGCAACTTTAGCTTCTTTCGGAGTATCGAACTTAGTACGCTCAACTTCCGGCTCGCCAGCTTCAACCCACGGCAGGTAGAATGCCAGGAACTGCTCGATGGTGTTCTTCTGCATGGAGCGAGAACGGTCGATAGCACCAACGGTGTTCAGGTACGCTTCGGCAGCTTTCTCAATTTTAGCACCGTTTTCCAGTTTGAAGTCATGTGCATTACATTCTGCTTCGGTCAGGAACAGGGAACCATCGTTAGCTTCGTACTGAGTTACGGTTACAATCTTAGCCATTTGTATATACCTTATATTGAATAGTTTTGCACGCCACGGTGACGTGACTTAGATAAAAATTAAAGAGCCTTTCTCTTTCCACATCCAACTAATGTTTCAGAACTGCTCTGATTCGTCAAACGACTCAGTATCTGTTGAATCGTTCTAGTGTTTTATTTACTAAATCCTTTGTCTCAGCGACAGTGAGTTCAGTGATGATTGATTCGTCATAACCCTCAATCTGGATTGCTACAAAACGCCCAACTCCAGTTACAGTGAGTCGGTTTGTTCTGTCACGAACAACTACACCAGCTTCTTGCGCGACTGCTCGCAACAATTTCCAGCGTAAAGTTCGATTTGGCACAGCAAAGCCCTTTGCCGAGAACAACTCTTTCATGAGTTCTCCAAGACAAACAGCTTCAATGTTTTGTCCTCTTCCAACTAATTCTTGCAACAGGCACAGTGTCAACATTTCTAAATTGTTGAAGTGTCCAGCGCGCTCCAAATTAAAGAACTCTGTAGGAACAGTTGAACGAGATTTAACAGCTTGCTTATATGCACGTTCTTCTTCCTGTGCAGCAAGCATTAGCATCTCCGGTTTAATGTACTTCATAGCAGAGAAGCCAGCGCGTGTGGCTTTAATTATGCGACAAGCCTCTTTCATCTTGTAGCGTTGCCACTCACCGCGCTTCGATTCTGGATTAAAATGGACCCACATAATGATAACATCTTCCTTGGCAAGATAGACGGCATCATTATCATTGAGCCATTGCTTACACGTTGATAGTGCAATCTCTTTGTCATCATCATGATAAGACATTTTTTAGTGGCCTTGTAGGATACGTTTGTTCGCAGTTTCTGCGTCGATTCCCAAATCAACTAATGTCACCAAGCACTGCGAAATCCGCTCTTGCGCAGCTTTCTCCAGAATTTGGTATTTTTCGTTGTCAACGCCTAACACATTCTTGGCATGAATGAGTGTAGCCATTAGACCATGACCCAAAGCAACAGCTTGCATTGCCTGGAGTTCAAAGTTAATTGTGATTCCAGCGAGTTCGTGCTCTTTCTGGATAATCTCAATCAACTCTTCTTTGGATTTGTCTTGTAAGTTCAAAATGGAACTCCGTAAATCGGTTGGTTTGTTGTCCAATTGCGAGTTGCGATTTGCATGGACTTGTTTGGGCCGTAGTAGAAATATTTCTTAACTTCGGCAAGGGTGTAGTTGGCACTGCTTTCCAGCAACTCCTTGAAGGTGTGTTTCCAGAATCCGTCTTTCTCAGACAGACTTACGTGGAAAGAATTAGTGCCGTTATAGTACCAACGCCCACCAACGAGAACGAAGTGGATTGTTTCTTCCTCTCCTTCCCCACTTGAAGGTAACATTAGGACATTTCTCAACGTCAAAACTTTAGCAGAATGCTTGCGAATCATAGGAACTCTCCAATTTTTCGATTCAGTGTTTGTGACTTCTCTTCTCATCTTTTGGCCAGGAACAGGCCACAGGGTAGCGCAGGAAGGCCGAAAATCGGGCCGCTGCCTACCGTTTGTGTCAATTCTGGATAACTGCATTGGTGAAGGGTTACTCCCGTTAGGGGTGCGATACGCTAATCACATGAGTGTCGTCGCCTTGCGGCTCAGGCGTGTCACAGAGGCTTTGCAACCCTTCCCAATACATTCACCCAATCCACCTGCTTTGGCATAGCTGGTGGCGCGGTTTTGTGCGGATTATGCCACTCTAAGCCCTGTTTGTCCGACTTCCTCAGAGCACCAGCAGCTTGTGGCACAAACCTATTTTCGAATGACTAACATAAGCATGAGGCATTACCCTCTAATTATTCAGCCCTAACAGCTTGCTTATTTAGTTCCAATTCATCCCAATACATCGCCTATAACAAGTGAATAGCTTTTCTGCGAATAAGTATTCCGGCCCTTTGGCCTATGTTAAAAGATAAATGTATATGATGGAAACATTCCATCTGAAAGCAAACTAACTTCCCACAGGCATCGAACCTGTAATCCAGTGTAGATTTCTACACGAAGCAGTTTGCTTACACGATGTTGTCTCTTCAAT